AGGAGCAAAATGAACCGTGTCACTATGAAAAGGTTGGTAAATATTATATTGTCTATAGAACACGTGATAAAAAAGTAATGAAAAATATTAATTACTATAGACCAAATTTAAAGCAATTTTTTACAGAAGAAGAATTAAAAAATGTATAAAAAGGCATTTGCACGACGTCTTAAAGATAATAAGTTTTTAATACATTTATGGGAAGATAAAGGTTATTCTAAGATAGAATGGGATAATCAAGCTTACATAGAATGTCATGAAGCTGATGCTCAGTTTAATGGGTTAAATGGAGAACCTTTAAAAAGAATTAAAAGTTGGAGGTCAGATAATCCAAAACTCCATTTTCACGATATGCCTGCTTATCAAAAATTCTTAGTTGAAAAATATGGGATTAATGATGAACCCTCTACTACACATAGAGAAATATTTTTTGATATTGAAACTGAAATGGGGGACGCTCTTACTGAAGAATATATTAAATCAGCACCTAAAAAAGTAACATCAATAGCATGGTATGATAAACAAGTAGATTTATGGGGTATTGTAATTCTTGATCCTAAAGGTCAATTAGAACATACTAAAGCTAAAAACAAAGAAATTATACCTTGTAAAACAGAAGAAGAACTATTAGGTAAGTTTTTAGAAAAATTTAGAGATATTGATCCTGATATTATTGTAGGATGGAATAGTGATTATTTTGATGTCCCTTATTTATATTACAGAATGTGTAATGTGTTAGGTGAAGATTTTGCCAAACATTTATCTCCTATAGGATATGTAAGAGAAACTCCATGGTTTAAAGATCAATACATACAAATTTGTGGTGTTGAATCCTTAGATTATATGCGTTTACATAAGAAATTTAGTTGGGCAGATGAACCTTCAATGAGATTAGATGCTATTGGAGAAAAATATGTTGGGATGAATAAAATAGAATATGAAGGTAATCTTGATGCTTTATTTGAAACTGATATTCATAAGTTTATTAAGTATAATTTTGTTGATGTTGAAATTCTTAAAAAATTAGATGAAAAATTAGATTATTTAGCACTTGTAAAAAATCTATCTCATAAAGGAAAACATAATTATAGTGAAGTATATGCTAATACTAAAACACAAGATGGAGCTATTTCAGCTTATTTATTAAGTAAAGGAATTATACCACCTGCTAAGGATAGAAATCCAATGTCTAAAAAAGGATATGCTGGTGGTTATTTATTTTGTCCTAAAGCAGGAATTTATAATTATGTGTTTGATGAAGATTTAACTTCACTATACCCATCAATTATTATGACTGTTAATATTGGTAAAGAAACTATGGTTGGTAGAATTATAGATGCTGATGATAGAAATAATCGTTTGGGGTTAAATGATTTAAAGTGTAGAGATTATGCTGAAGAAGTTATTGTTGAAAATATTAAAAGAAATAGAACTAAAGTTAGTATAGGTAGAATAGTTAAAATGGTAGAAGGAAATAATTTATCAATATCAGCAAATGGTGTTATGTTTAATACAGATCGTGAGTCAGTATTATCAACTATCTTAAAAAAATGGTTTGATGAAAGAGTTATATATAAGGGTAAAATGCAAAAAGCATTTAAATCAGGGGATAAAGAATTAGGTGCTGCTTATTATATGAAACAATATACTATGAAAATTTTACTTAATTCGTTATATGGTGCTACAGCATTGGGTAGTTTCAGGTATGGCAACGTTATATTATCTGAAGCTATAACGCTTAGTGGACAACGTATAATACAGGAATCCGCATTAACAGCAAACAGACATATGAATAAAGTAATTAGAGAAGAAATTACATTATGAAACATTTAGAAGATACTCCATGGTGGATTTGTGATCCTAAAGATAAAAATTATGTAGCATACTCTGATACAGATTCTATCTATATTCATGCTGAACCTTTACTTAGACATTTATACCCAACATTTGATGAAATGCCTAGTGAAGAAAGGGATGATAAATTAGAAGAAATTGCCTTAAAATATCAAGATATTATAACAGATTCTTATGGTACATTAGCAGCAGATTGTTTTAATGCTAAAGGAAAGCATAGATTAGAAATGAAAACAGAGTGTGTAATTAGATCAGCCTATTTTAGAGCTACAAGACGTTATGCACAATGGATTACAAAACAAGAAGGTATAACAAAAGAAACACTAGATGTTAAAGGGTTAGAATTTAAAAAAGCTAATTTTCCTCCTGTATTAGGTGATTTTTTTAGAAAAGCATTAATTGATGTTTTAAAAGGAGCAGAACAAAGTGAAATTGATGATAGATTAAAATTATTTAAAACTCAAATACTAGATGGAACTATTCCATTAACAAAATTAGGAAATCCAACATCTGTAAAAAAATTAAACAAATATACAGAACGTAAAGCTAGAGCTGGAGAAATGTTTTCAATTATGGCTAAGGGTGCTCCAGCAGCAGTTAAAGCTACAGTGGTTTATAATGATTTATTAAAGTTTTGGGGGTTACATAAAGAACATAGCTATATAACTCAAGGTAGTAAAGTAAAATGGATTTATATGAGATCAAATCCATACCAAATTGATGCTATTGCTTTTTTAGATTATGATTTACCAGAAAAGATTCGTATATTCATTGAGCAATATGCAGATAGGAAAAAAATATTTGAGTCCATATTATTAAATAAATTAGAAGGATTTTATAATGATTTAGGTTGGACCCTAAATTTAAATCCATACCAAAAAATGTTTTTTAACATATGATAAATAAAGCAATAATACAATCAGTAATTAACAAATATTATTTAAATGTTAATGAAGCCGTAAAATGGGTAATTGAAGACAATCAATTAAAAATTGATTTTATGTCCCCTACAAAAGATATTATCGGAAAATTAATATGTAATGATTTTCAATTAGAAGATAGTATATTAGCTATTTATGACACTAAAAAGTTAAATAGTTTAATTAGTATATGTAATGGTGACTTACTTCTAGAATTAGAAAAATCCAATAAAATATTTACTAAACTAAAAATATCAGATTTAAATTTTAATTTAACATATGCATTATCAGATGCATTATTAATTGGTAAAGTTGGTACAGTAAATATGCCTGAATTTGTAGTTAAATTAAATCTAACTACAGAAGATATTGATAATTTAATTAAAGCAAAAAGTGCATTATCCCAAATAGATAATATGTTAATAACAACAACTACTAATTTAGATGGAGAAAATGTTTGTGAATTTATATTTGGTGATGAATCGGGTCATAATAATAAAATTACATACCAAATAATGGGGGAAATTACAGAGCAAGATTTAAAAATACCATTTAATTCAGATACATTTAAAACAATTCTTCATGCTAATAAAGATATGGAAGAAGGTACTTTAAATATTAGTACTATGGGATTAATTGAAATGAAGTTTAAAACAGACACAATTTCATCAGAATATTTTATGGTAAGAAAAGCAGAAACTGATTTTTAATATATGTATAACAAAATAAACTGACCTAAGGGCGTAAGTTTTTTATTTATTTATTAACCGCTGATCTAACGACAGCATAAAACAAAGTGATATGAGTACACATTTTTTAGAGAGATCATACCATCCATTTGATCTATTATTTCGAAACCTGTTTGAAGCAGGAACAACTTTCACACCGGCTACAGAAGCCAAACAACAATATCCAATCAATATATTTGAAGATGATTTAGGTCTAACTTTTGAGTTAGCTTGCACTGGCATCCCTAAAGATGCTATTGAAGTTAAGTTAGAAGGAGACATGATTACCTTTACTTATGATAAGGATACAACACCAGATCCTAAAAGGAATTATATTCATAGAGGGATTGCAAAACGTTCTTTTAATTTAGCTTATAAATTAGGAACTAAATTTACACCAAATAAAGCAAGTGCTAATTTTAATGATGGTTTGTTAATAGTAACAGTACCATTTGCTAAAGAAGCTGCGCCTAAAGTTTTGAAAATTAATTAATTATTTTTAACCTAAGTTCGCCCTTTAGGTTGGATTATTTAATTAAATTTCGTATATTACGGTAAACAAAAATAAAAAGTTATATGGCAAAGATTACAGACCCACTCTTACACCCCTATTTTGTAGGGAAGGATACACATTGTTATACTGTGTATGAAATAGTAACCCCACAAGCTAAATATTTAGAAGAAGGTAGTGAAGGTAAGGATTATGAAAAACCTCAAGGACATTATTCTTCTTTTGGTGCTGCTTTACAAAAAATAGCAAAAGAAAAACTTCATAATGAAAAAGATCATTATACTAGTATTAAACAATATGTAGAAAGATGGGAAGAATTATTAACCGAATTAAAAAAATTACAAAATTATAAAGGACTATGAATTTAGAAGCACTATTTAACGCAGTTATTGTAAAACCTCTTGAAGTAGAGGAAGCAAAGTATGGATCAATTGTTGTACCAGATATTGGTAAAGACAAAAATGAACATGGAGAAGTTATAGCAGTAGGACCAGGTCAACATACAATATCAGGAACTTTTATTCATACTATTAGTAAAATAGGTGATATTGTTGTTTTACCTACACAAGGTTTTACAAAATTAGAACATGAAGGTGAAGATTATTATGTTGGGCCTGAAAATCAAATTTTAGCGAAAGTTAAAAAAGTAGTAGATGTTGAAGATATACTATCTGAAACAGACCCACTTACAGAATCAGAATTAATAAGTGAAGAAGAATTTAATAAGTTAGAAACTAAAGAAAAAACAGATAATGAATAAAATTATAGAATTTGGCCCTGAAGGGAGAAAAAAATTAGTACAAGGTATTGATACTTTAGCTGATGCTGTTGTGTCAACGTTAGGACCTAATGGTAGAAATGTTGTTATTGAAAAAGAACATGGACAAGCACAATCTACTAAAGATGGTGTAACTGTAGCAAGACAAATTTCACTTAAAGACCCAGTTGAAAATTTAGGTGTAAATTTAGTTAAAGAAGCATCAATAAAAACAGCAGATAAAGCAGGTGATGGTACAACAACATCTACTTTATTAGCAAGAGAAATGATTAAAAGTGGTCTTAGTCATTTAAATAATGGGGCTAATGCTGTTGAAATTAAAAGAGAAATTGATAAAGCAGTCAAATCTATTGTTGGTGAGCTTCAAAGTAAAGTATCTGAAGATATATCAGAAGAGGGACAATTGGAACAAGTAGCAACAATTTCAGCAAATAATGATCCTGAAGTTGGTAAACTTATAGCTACTGCAATTGAAAAGGTAGGTCATGAAGGAGTTGTTCATATTGAAGAAAGTAAATCAGGAGATACTTATCTTGAAACTGTGGAAGGTATGCAATTTGATAGAGGATATAAATCCCATTTCTTTGTAACTAATAATAGTACAATGACTTCTACTTTAGAAGATGTTTCAATTCTTATTGTAGATCAAAAATTAACAGCAGTAAAAGAGTTACTTCCAATTTTAGAAAGTACAGCATCTCAAAATAAATCATTATTAATTATAGCAGAAGATATTGATAATGAAGCATTAGCAACTTTAATTGTTAATAAGGGAAGAGGTACTATTAAAGCTTGTGCAGTAAAAGCACCTGATTTTGGTGATAGAAGAAAATTAATATTAGAAGATATAGCTACTATTACTGGTGGTACTGTTTTTTCTAAAGAAAAAGGTCATAAATGGGATAAATTCCAACATGATTGGTTTGGTCAAGCTCGTACAGTTACAATTACTAAAGATAAAACAACTATTATTGATGGGAAAGGTAATGAAGATTTAGTAAATCAAAGAATTGATGATCTAACAGCTCAAATTGAAGCAGCAGAAAGTGAGTTTGAAAGAGAACAATTACAAAGTAGGCTAGCTAGATTATGTGGTGGTGTTTCTATAATTCATGTAGGTGGGTATACTGAAACTGAAATGAATGAAAAGAAAGATAGAGTAGATGATGCGTTACATGCAACTAAAGCAGCAATTGAAGAAGGAATTGTTCCTGGAGGTGGAGCTGCACTATTATATGCAAGAGAAATATTACCAGTTACAGATAAATGTAACCAAAATATAGGATCAGACATTGTATATAAAGCATGTGGGAAACCATTTGAACAAATACTTATAAATGCAGGGCATAATGCAGTTCAAGCCCAAATGGTAGGTAAGTATAGATTAGTTGATTCTGGAAATAATATGTGGGCAGGATATAATATTAAAACTGATGAAGTAGTTGATATGAAAGAAGCTGGAATTATTGATCCAACTAAAGTAACTAGGGTAGCATTAGAAAATGCAGCAGCTGTAGCTGGAACTGTATTACTTACAGAATGTATAGTAGTAAATGAACCTACAGATGAAAAACCACAACCACAAATAGATCCATCATCAATGATGGGAATGTAATATGGAAACAGTAATTAATGAACATAATGAGTTGATCGCAACAAGAGTACCACCTGGAGACAGGTGGAAACTCGTTGTTGATCCTAAAAAACAAGTATATCCTACTTTAACAGAAACTTTAGAGGCATATTTGGGTAAAACAGGATTTAAAGGAGAGTATAGATTAGACCCTATGGGGAGTAAATTATATGCTATTCATGCAACTGAGGAAGAAATAGCTCCAAAAGAAGAAAAAATGTATTCATTGTATGGTGAATTTAGACAGGGAGCTTAAGCTTGGAGAATTAATAAAAGTTTTGTATATTTAAGTTATGAAAGATCACGGATTATTAGTAGAAAAATATCGCCCTACAAATATTGACAATTATGTGGGGAATGCAAATATTAAAAAATCAATATCAAATTATATAAACCAAAATGATATTCAAAATTTAATATTTTATGGACCAGCAGGAACTGGTAAAACTACATTAGCAAAATTAATTGTAAAAAATATAGAATGTGACCATTTATATATTAATGCCTCTGATGAAAGAGGTATAGAAACAATTAGAGATAAAGTATCTGGATTTGCCAGTACTATGTCTTTTAAACCTCTTAAAGTTGTTATATTAGATGAAGCAGATTTTTTAACCATACAAGCCCAAGCATCTTTAAGAAATGTAATTGAAACTTTTTCAAGAACTACACGCTTTATATTAACTTGTAATTTTGTTGAACGTATTATAGATCCTTTACAATCAAGGTGTCAAACATTAAAAATAGTTCCACCTAGTAAATTAGACATTGTTAATCATTTAAAGAAAATTACTGATAAGGAAAAAATTAAAGTTAATGTAAATGATTTAGCTATAACAGTTAATAATAATTACCCTGACGTTCGTAAAATGCTTAATATTATACAGTTATCTACGCAAGATAACGTATTAAAATTAGATAATACTGTATTAGTATCAAATAATTATATGAAAAAAGTATTAGATGAGTTAACTAATACAAAACCAAATTTTAATACAATTAGACAAATAATAGCTAATTCTAATGTTAAAGATTTTGAAGAATTATATAGGTATCTTTATGATAATTCTCATATATTTGCTTTAAATAAAGAAGGAATGGTAGCATACCATATTAATGAGTATTCTTATCAATCTAATTTTAGAATAGACAAAGAAATTAACTGTATGGCTTTGATCCATCAATTAATAACCAATAAATAAATAAATTAATCAATTAAACTAAACAAAAATGAGTGAACAAGTACAACAACCACAAGTAGACTTAAAAAGCACTACTGGATTTGAAGATGAAAACGGAAATAAAATTTTCCAACAAGGGTATATTCTTAGGAAAGTATCTAAATTTGTTGCAGGTACAAACGAAGACGCTATTATGCCTATTCCAGTATTTTTTGAACCATCAACAAATAAAATTGTAGGATCTACATTACACCCGGATTTAAAAGAAGAATATAAGAATGACTGTATTTAATTGGTTAAATGAAATTACTGTTAAGAAATCTCCAACATCCTACTTTTCTCAAAAAGATTGGGATGATTGGAATTCTTATATGGTTCATAGATTTTTATCTATGAATATAAGTTATATTGACATAGTTAATATTGCTCAAAAATTTCACCCAACTGATAAAAAAGGTATTTATAATTTTTATAAAGAATATTTACCTAAGAAAAAAATATGGAATAAATATATTAAAAACCAAAATAAAAAAGATATAAAAGATTTATCTAAAATAATAGCTGATTATTTAAAAATTGGATTTAATGAAGCTGGTTCGTATATTCCCCTATTAGGGAAAAACGAAATTAAAGAAATATTAATTAGTATAGGATTAGAAGATAAAACTATTAAAAAACTATTAAAAACAATATGAAACCAGAATTATTTAAAATGTTAAAAGATATGGCAGAAGCCCAAAAATCAAAAGCATTATTAACCTTAAACTTATTATCAGAACACCCTGCAGGAATTGGCGATCATTCAACAGAAGATTTTTATCAAAATGCTGATGAAGCTTTAACTATGCTAGTTGATGCTGATGATAAATTAGAAACATTAAAAAAATATTTTTCACCAAAAAATAAAGTAGTAAAATGAGTGACATAATTAAAAAATATGAAGAGGAGATGAGTGATATTAATTCTACCACTGTAAAAAATATTAAGGGTAAATTATCTAAAACTGATGTAGAAATAAAGTTTGAGGAAGAATATCCAATATTAGCAGAGGAATTTAAAAACATTCAAGATGAAATGTATAAAATGTTTGCAGCTAAACATATGGATTATGGCTTACAAAACATTTCATTAGGTGGTGATTTATCAAATAAAAATGATAAATTATATTCATTAACAGGTTTAGCTATTAGATTAACAGATAAAATTTCAAGATTAAGAAATTTGTTAATAAATGGTAAAAATTATGTTAAAGGAGAAGGTATGGAAGATACATTTATTGATGTAGCTAATTACGGAATAATTGGTATGTTAGTAGGTCGTAATAAATGGAAAAAATAGATCTTGGCTAAAAAAAAACTCCCTGTAATAGTTAGAGATATTAGGGAAAACCCACCTACTCCACTTAATTTTGCAATTGAAAAAAATATATCTTATTCTCAATTGTCAATGTTTACTCAATGTCCTAAAAAATGGTCATTACAATATAGAGATGGTCATAAGATAAGTGAGCAAAGTATTCATATGACATTTGGAACAGCTCTACATGAAGTATTACAACATTATTTAGATGTGATGTATGAAACAAGTGGTGCAGAAGCTGATAGAATTGATATAGAAGAATTATTTGAAAATACTTTAAGAGAATGTTATGCTAATGATTATAAAAAAAATAAAGGTAAACATTTTTCATCTCCTGAAGAATTAAGAGAATTCTTTGATGATGGTAAAGCAATTTTAAATAATTTTAAAAAGAAAAAAGGTGTCCATTTTAATAAAAAAGGATGGCATTTAGTCGGTTGTGAGATACCAATAGTTATCGCGCCTAATATGCGTATTAACCGCGTTAAATACATGGGTTACTTAGACATCGTAATGTACCATGAACCAACAAATACATTCAAGATAATCGACATAAAAACATCAACTAAAGGGTGGGGTTCTTATGCTAAAAAAGATGAGTCAAAACAATTCCAATTAGTACTTTATAAACATTTCTTCAGTAAACAATATAATATACCAATTGAAAATATTGATATTGAATTTTTTATTGTTAGACGTAAAGTATATTTAGATGGAGAGTATCCACAAAAAAGAATCCAAACATTTGTTCCAGCTTCTGGAAGAAATAAAGTAAATAAAGCAACAAATAATTTAAATGAATTTATAAATAAAGCTTTTAATTTGGATGGTTCATATAAGGATACTATATTCACCGCAAAACCAAGTAAGTGGAATTGTAATTTTTGCCCTTATAAAACAAATACAGAGTTATGCAATGCAGTTGGCAAGAATTTTTAATCTACATATATGTATAGACAAATATAACATATAAAACAAAAATTATGGCACAAAAAGAAATGACACTAACTAGTGTAAAAGTAAAAAGTGATTTATTTGAAAATTTTAAAATTGAATGCGTTAAAAGAAAATTTAGTTTTCAAAAATTAGCAGATAGATCATTATTCTTATATCTTACAGATGAAGATTTTAGGAAAAAAATTAATTCTCAAGTAAATTTAGAATTAGATAAATAAATTATTAATAATAAAAGTTTTTTAAATGATTGAAGGTTATATAAAAAAAGAAGATAGAAAAAAAATATTACTTCTAACAGATGATATTAGAGTACACTCTGGCGTTGCTCAAGTAGGTAGAGAAACAGTAACTAATACAGCCCATAGATATAATTGGGTTCAATTAGCAGGAGCTGTTAAACATCCCGAAAAAAATCAAATACAAGATTTAAGTGAAGCTACTAATAAAGAAATTGGTATTGAAGATGCATCTGTGGTATTATATCCTTGTGATGGTTACGGAGATGAAAAACTTGTAAGGTTAGTTATAGAAAGGGAAAAACCAGATGCAATTCTTTTAATAACTGATCCTCGTTACTTTGAATGGTTATTTAATATTGAAGATGAAATTAGATCACAAATTCCGATTACATATTTAAATATTTGGGATGATTTACCAGCTCCAATGTATAATCAAGATTTTTATGACTCATGTGATGCTTTATTCGGAATTTCTAAACAAACTAAAAATATTAATGAAATGGTTTTAGGTGATAAAGCTAAAAATAAAGTAATTAAATATATCCCACATGGTTTAAATCATAAAAAATTCTATCAATTAGAAGAAAATGATAAGGAACTAATAAATTTTAAAAAACAATTTCATAATTCAGAAGGTAAAGAATTTACAATATTATTTAATTCAAGAAATATTAGAAGAAAATCTATACCTGATACCATATTAGCATGGAAGTTATTTTTAGATAAATTACCAAAAAACCAAAGGAATAAATGTCAAATGGTTATGCATACACAACCTATTGACCAAGCTGGTACAGATTTACCTGCAGTAATTAGGTTTTTATTTCCTAAAGAAGATCATAACATAATAATGTCTCATCAAAAACTTACAATAGAACAAATGAATTTATTGTATAATAATGCTGATGGAACTATTTTATTATCATCTGCTGAAGGGTGGGGTTTATCTTTAACAGAATCGTTATTAACAGGAACACCTATTATAGCTAATGTAACAGGTGGGATGCAAGATCAAATGAGATTTGTTGATGAAAATGATAATTGGTACACACCAACTCCAGATGTTCCTTCAAATCATAGAAAAACTTATACTAAATGTGGTGAATGGGCATTACCCGTTTTTCCAACTAACTTATCATTAGTAGGTTCACCTAAAACTCCTTACATTTATGATGATAGATGTTCAGCTGAAGATGCTGCTGATCAAATAATGAATTTGTATAAAATGGGTGATAAAGAAAGAAAAAGAATTGGAAATTTAGGAAAAGAATGGGCATTAAGTGAAGAAGCTGGATTTACTGCAGAAACTATGGCTCAAAGAATTTCTGAAGGATTTGAAGAAACCTTTAAAAATTTCAAACCAAAGTCAAGATTCACATTTACAGGTGATAATGAAGTAAATAAAAAAGTTTTAAATCATAAATTAATATATTAATATGAAAAATACATTTGTTGTAAGTTGTCCAATAGATACTTATAGTGGTTATGGTGCTAGAAGTAGAGATTTTGTAAAAGCTTTAATTGAATTAGATGAATATGATGTACAAATACTATCTCAAAGATGGGGTAAATGTTCTGAAGGATTTATAAAAAATAATAAAGATTGGGAGTTTTTAAATAAACATATCATTCCACAGTTAACATCTAAACCAGATTATTGGTGTCAGATAACAGTTCCGAATGAATTTCAAACAGTAGGAAAATATAATATAGGTTTAACAGCTGGTATGGAAACTACTATTGTTGATGGAAGTTGGGTTGAAGGATGTAATAGAATGGATTTAATTATGACATCATCTAATCATTCTAAAAATACCTTTTTAAATTCTAAATTTCATAAAGGTGATGATAAAACTAATGTATTAGAAATTAATAAACCAATTGAAGTATTAATTGAAGGTTTAAATTTAGATGTTTATAAGGTAACAAAAGAATTTAAAAATAAAGAATTATATAATAAAATAAATTCAATTCCTGAAAAATTTGCTTATTTAACTGTTGGCCATTGGATGCAAGGTGAATTAGGAGAAGATAGAAAAAATATTGGATTAACAATAAAAGCATTTTATGAACTTTTTAAAAATAGAAAAAACCCACCTGCATTAATCTTAAAATCTTGTATGATTAATAGTAGTATTTTAGATAAATCAGAAATTCAAAGAAGAATAGAAATTATTAAAAGTGGAATTCCAGATGCAAAAACATTACCTAAAGTATATCTATTGCATGGTAGTTTTACAGATCTAGAAATGAATGAAATATATAATCACCCTAAGGTTAAATCAATGATTAGTTTAACAAAAGGAGAGGGATATGGTAGACCTTTATTAGAATTTAGTGCTATTGATAAACCAATAATTGCAACAAATTGGTCAGGTCATATTGACTTTTTAAAGAAAGAATACTGCAGTTTTATAGAGGGTAAATTAGATAAAATCCACCCATCAGCTGTAGTCCCAAATATGATTTTAGCAGAATCTGAATGGTTTAGACCTGAGTTAAAAGATATAGGATATTCTCTTAATAATGTATTTGAAGTATATGATGAATGGTTAGAAAATGCAAAAAAACAAGGATCTCATTCTAGAAATAATTTTTCATTTAATTCAATGAAAGAACAAATAAAAGACATATTTAGCAAAAATTTAACAAAATTACCTAAAAAAATGGATTTAAATATAGGTAAAATTGAAATGCCTAAAAAACCAAAAACTAAATTAAAAAAAGTATAATTATGGGAGTAGAAACAGACAAATTGATTAAATGTAATAGATGTGGAGGAGATGCCTGTTATGTACAAGAAATAAATAATATAAAATTATATTCATGTTATGGTTGTGGTTTTCAAACATCAACTGTAATGAAAAAAGGTGAAAAGTTTTTTGATGAACAGATGGAAATTCTACCAGAATTATATAAGGTGTTATTAGGAGAAGATGATGAAGGGATGGTTTGGATGCCTCAAACTGTAAATTTACCACAACAAGGAATGGTATTTGCAGCTACAGCTAAAGAATTTGGTTCACCTGGTCAACCTGCATCACAAGATAATTATGAATGGGCTGCAGTAAAAGCAATTAAAATTAAGGAAGAAGATAAGGAAAAATATCCAATTCCCTCTAAAAAAGGAGAATTTTATGAATGGAGAATGGATATGACTACTGAAAAAAGATTTGCCCATAACGATTTTGTAGAAGCATTAGATTATATTGATGTATTTAGTGGAGAAAAAAATTAAAAATATGAAAGCATTAGTAACAGGAGGAGCTGGTTTTATTGGATCTAATTTAGTAGATTCTCTTATAGAAAAAGGATGGGATGTGATAGTAATAGATAACTTATCATCAGAAGCTCATGAACAGTTTTATTTCAATAATAAAGCTACTTATTATGAATATGATATTTGTGATTTTGAGTTAATTAAACCCTTATTTAAAGGAATAGATTATGTATTTCATTTAGCGGCTGAGTCAAGGATCCAACCAGCTATATTAAACCCAACATATGCTATAACTGTAAATTCTGTGGGTACTTGCAATGTATTACAAGCAGCTAGAGAAGCAAAATGTGATAGAGTAATTTATTCTTCAACATCTGCGGCTTATGGTTTAAAAAATTCTCCTCCTTTAAAAGAAGATATGCCTAAAGATTGTTTAAATCCATATTCTGTATCTAAAGTAAATGGGGAAGAATTATGTAAAATGTATAATGATTTATTTGGGTTAAAAACTATTTCATTTAGATATTTTAACGTTTATGGTAATAGACAGTGTACTAAAGGACAGTATGCTCCTGTTATTGGATTATTTTTAAAGCAAAAATCAGAAGGTAAACCTATGACTGTAATTGGGGATGGACTTCAAACTAGAGATTATACTAATATTAAAGATGTAGTTAATGCTAATATTTTAGCTACTAAATGTGTAGAAGGATTTGGTGAAGTATACAATATAGGTACAGGCAAAGATTATAGTATTTTAGATTTATGTAATTTTATTGGGGGTAAATATGAACATATCCCAGAAAGAATAGGTGAATGTAGATTTACCTGCGCTGATAATTCTAAAGCAAAAAATATACTAAAGTGGGAACCACAAGTTAAATTAGAAGATTATTTTAAGTAGGATTTTACCAATAATTTTTGTATATTTAATTAAACAATATTAAAATATGAAAATAAGTTATGCAGTAACAGTTTGTAATGAATTTGTAGAAATACAAAAATTAATCCCATTTTTATTAAAACATAAACTACATGAAGATGAAATTGTAGTTCTTTTTGATACAAAAAATGGAAATAGTAAAGTTGAAGAATATCTAAGAGCAAAATCAGTAAATGGTGAATTTTCCTGGCATGGGAAGGAATTTAATGGACATTTTGCTGATTGGAAAAATTATCTAACAAGTTTATGTGATGGGGATTGGATATTTCAAATAGATGCAGATGAAGTTCCACATATAGTTTTAATGGAAAACATTCATGAAATCGTTATATCAAACCCAGATAATGAAGTTATTAAGGTCCCAAGAGTAAATAAAGTATTTGGTCTAACTGAAGAATATGTTAGAAAATGGAGATGGAGAGTCAATGATAAAGATTGGGTTAATTGGCCTGATTATCAGTGGAGAATTTATAAAAATCATCCAAAAATTAAATGGGTAAATAAAGTTCATGAAGTGTTAGAGGGATATAGTACATATGCTGAATTATCTGATGAAGAACATTTTGCATTATACCACCCAAAAGATATAGAAAGACAAATAAAGCAAAATAATTATTATGAAAGTTTATAGTAGTTTTTTACCTATTGAAAGATATAATAAATTTATTTTAAGTAAAGAAAAATACAAGAATATTCCTATTACTATATTTAATGATTATTTTACTAAAAATAATTGGGATGAATTAACTGAAAACCCTATTAATATTATTATTTTAAATGAACCTAATCAACTATTTGGTCACCATACTCAAATCCAAAAATTTTCCCAAAATTATAATTTAATTTTAACATGGGGTCAAGATGTTATAGATAATTGTTCTAATGCTCAATTATTTATTCATGGTGAGACTAATTTAGATAAAGAATATATTAATTCATTTAAAATAAACCCAAACAGAAAATTTGAAGTAACATTTTTAAGCGGTGTGTTAGAATTAATTGAAGGTCACAAATTAAGACAAAAAATATTATCTAAAGAAAAAGAATTAAATATTCCACTTAAATTTTGGAAAGTATTAGATGATTTCAATCACAAAACAGGAAATAGACCAGGATATAGAGATCCTGGTTGTGATGTAGTTACTGAAAAAGGAACACCAATTGAAGGAGAAGGTAAAAAACAAGTATGGAATAGAAACTCTATGTTCCATATAGCTGTAGAAAATTCAAGAAATCTAAATTATTATACAGATAAAATAGTAGATTGTTTTGCAACTAAAACAATTCCTATATATTGGGGTGCTCCTAATATAGAAGATTATTTTAACAAAGAAGGTATAATTACATTTGAAAATGAAGATGATCTGGTTGAAATTTTAAACAATTTAACCGAAGAAGATTATAAAAATAGATTGGAAGCTATAGAAGAGAATCATATATTGGCGTTAGAAAATGGGTTCTTTTTTGATAGGTTAGAAAATACTTTAGATAAAATTATAGAACTTAATAATTTAAACAATGAAAAATAATCAAAATAATGGTAATCCTCATACCAATGAAACCCGAAATGATTTAAATAATAAAATCAGTAAACTTAGTTTACTAGGTAAATCTAAAAAAATACAATGGTCTGATAAGAGACGATTTAGAAACATATAATATGGGAAGAAAATATTTACCAACATTATCAGAATTAGTAGATAGGTTATCTATTGTTCAATTAAAAGAAGTATTTATCACAGATCATAAAGAAGAGTATGCTAAAGAAATAGCAGAAATAACTCATGATATAGAAGAAATACTAAAGGATGATAATATTAGATTAACAGGAAAAGATGTTAGAGCAATTGTAGTATTATCCCAAATGAATTTACATATATGGCAGAATGAAACTAAATATCGTGCTGGAACCGGTGATGGTAATTTAGGATTAACTCATGGATTAAATGGAATAAGAAACACAGCAAAAAATATGATTCAGGAAGATAGTGATGGTAGAAAAGATTATAAAATTGATTGTATAGCAGCTGAATTTAAAGATTGGGAAATATCATGGTAAAAGTATTAGTTATAGGGGATAGTTGTTTAGACGAATATATTTATTGTACTACAGATAGATTTTGCCCAGATGCACCTGTACCAATTATAAAACCAAAATCATATGTTTCAACTAAAGGTATGGCTGGTAATGTAGCTGATAATTTAACATCATTAGGAGCTAAGGTTACTTTAATTACAAATGCTAATAGGATTAAAAAAACAAGATATGTTGATGAGAGAACAAATCATATGTTTGTTAGAATTGATGAGGGTGAAGATGATATATTTCCTGTAGCTAAAAAAACATTAGAAAATATTAAATGGGATGAATATGATGCTGTTGTTATAAGTGATTATTGTAAGGGATTCCTTACAGAAGATGAAATATCTTACATTTCTAACCAACATACAAATACTTTTTTAGATACTAAAAAATCTATTAATAATTGGGCTTCAAATATTAACTTTATAAAAATTAATGAAGTTGAATTAGATCATAGTATTGGTTTTTTACATGATAATGAAGGGGAATTTTCTAAAAAAGTAATTACAACATTGGGAAGTAAAGGAGCACAATATCAAGGAATTAAATATCCCGTAGATAAAGTAGATGTTAGAGATACCAGCGGAGCTGGTGATACATTTATGGCTGGTTTAGTATACGCATATATAAAATGTAATATAAGTAATTCTGATACACGTATATGGGAATCAATTAAATTTGCTAATAGGTGTTCAACACAAATAGTACAGAAAAAAGGTACAGCAAAAGTTAACTTAAAAGAATTAAATAATGAAGTATAAATTTAGTAAAAAATTAAAAGAAGTAGCAATTATTCAACCTGATATACATCATGATTATAGAGGTGAATATATTGAAACTTGGAATGTAGAAAATTATAAAATATTTGATCATTTAGTCAATAATAATAAACCTATAACATTTAAACAAGATGATATTAGCACATCAGTAAAACACACATTAAGAGGATTACATGGTGATAATAAAACATGGAAATTAGTTTCATGTGTTTATGGTTCATTATTACAAGTAGTTGTTGATATGAGAGAATCGAGTAATACTTATTTAGAATATGATATGTTTAGTATTAATGATAAGAACAGAAACCAAATATTGGTACCACCTGGTTTTGCCAATGGTCATCTAGTAATGAGTGATTTTGGAATATTCAGTTATAAACAATCTACATTATATGGAGGGGCATCAGAACAATTTACAGTAAAATGGAACGATCCGAAGTTAAGTATTCCTTGGCCTATTGATAATCCTATATTATCTTCCCGAGATAAAAATGCAGAGATTATATGAAAAAAAGTGTATTAATTACAGGAGGAGCTGGTTATCTAGGGTCAGTACTAGCAGAAGTTTTATTAGATAATGGTTATGATGTAACTGTATTTGATAATTTAATGTATAAACAAACATCACTATTACATTTATGTGATAATAAAAGATTTAGATTTGTAAAAGGGGATGTTACTGATAAAGGTCGTTTTTTAAATTATATTGTAAGTCATGATATTATAATACCTTTAGCAGCTATAGTAGGAGCTCCTGCTTGTGATGTAAATAAAGACTTAGCAACAGCGGTTAATTACACCCAAATAGAATTTATAGTTGATAATTTAAGAAAAGACCAAAAATTATTAATGCCTAATACTAACAGTCAATATGGTAGTTCTACTGAGGTAATAACTGAAGATAGTCCATTTAATCCTTTATCTCATTATGCTATTACTAAATGTAAAGCAGAAGAATATATTATAGATTGGGGTAATGGTATTTGTTTAAGATTAGCTACAGTATTTGGTTCATCCCCTAGAATGCGTACTGATTTGTTAGTAAATGATTTTGTATATAAAGCAATAACGGAAGGTTGTTTAGTGTTGTTTCAGTCTAAATTTAAAAGAAATTACATCCACGTAAGAGATATAGCATATACTTTTTTACACTGTATTGAAAACTATGATAAATTAAATGGTGAAGTATTTAATGTAGGATTATCTGATGCTAATTTAAATAAAATGGAATTAGCAACTAAACTTAAAGCATATTTTTCATATTTAGTAATAATTGAAAATGAGTTTTCATCTGATATAGATAATAGAAATTATATAGTGTCTAATGATAAGTTAGAAGCTACAGGATGGAAACCAAGATATAATATTAATGATGGTATTGAAGAATTAAAAAAAGCATATGAAATGGTTATAGCGGATAATAATAAAAAATATACTAACCTATGATAACATTAGAAACATCTTATCCTATAGCTTATGAATCACCTGATCATATTTTTCCTTGGGGAACTAAAAATGATAATTCTACAAATGAGGGATTTATTAATGAAACATTAGATTTTTGGGAACAAAGGGGTAAAAGTAAAGTTAATTTTTTAGATTTAGGATGTTCTGGTGGTCAACTTGTAGTTGATTATATCAATAAAGGACATTTAGGTGTAGGTTTAGAAGGAAGTGATTATAGTGTAGTACATAAAAGAGCTAATTGGCCTGAATATTATAACAAAAATTTATTTACTTGTGATGTTACAAAACCTTATAAACTATTAAAAGATAATAAAGAAATAAAATTTGACGTAATATCAGCTTGGGAGGTAATAGAACACATTGCTGAAAATGATTTAATTCCATTTTTTAACCAAATTAATAAAAATTTATTATCTGGAGGGTTTTTCTGTGGTTCTATTTCTATGAATATTGAAGTATTAGAAGGTCATGCTTTACACCAAACAGTGTGGAATGAGAAAAAATGGTATGAAAATTTTCCCCAAATATTAAAGGGAACTGATTTAGAATTATATGATTATCCCTTTCAAAATAAGGTAAGACAAGATCATGGTTCGTTTCATGTTTTACTGTTAAAAAAATAATTATGAAAATATTAATAACAGGTTCTACAGGGTTTGTAGGTAAACATTTAGTAAAAAGGCTAAAAAAAGAAAGTTGTGATATTACAGAAATAAATTCAACAAATTTCAGTAGTATGTGGTCGTTAGAAAAAAATAGTTATGATTATATTATACACTTAGCAGTTAAAACAGCAGCAGGAGGATATTGTCAAACACATCCAGGTGAACAATGGATAGTAAATAATAGTATTAATACTGATATGTTAGCTTACTTTCAACAATATCAACAAAGAGCTACTATGATTACATTTGGATCTTCATGTGGTTATAATGGAAGTGTTAGAAAGATAGAAGAAAATTATTTAAAAAATGAACCTGAGAGCGGATATGAAGTATACGGGATGGTTAAAAGAAATTTACTAACAGGACTTATAGCATTAAAAAAAGAATTTGGTATGGATTACAGGTACCTTATACCTTCAGTATTTTATGGTCCTGAATATGATTTAAAAGATAAACATTTTATATTTGATTTAATAAGGAAAATAGTAGATGCTAAAAATGGAGGTGATGAAGTAATACTTTGGGGTGATGGAACTCAAACAAGAGAATTAATTTATATTGATGATGCTGTAGATATAATATTACAATCAATTTCACCTAAAACCCCAAAAATATTTAACTTATCATCAGGTAAATCTTATAAATTAAAGGATTATGCTAAAACGATTTGTGATATAGTGGGGTATGATTATAATTTAATCAAATGGGATGTAAATGCTTTTGTAGGATCAAAAAATAAAAAATTAGTTAATACACACTTAAAAGGTTATAAATTTACTTCCTTAAAAAAGGGATTGAAAAATACAATTAAATATTATGAAAATAGCATCAGTAGTAGTAAATAGAAATGATGGATATAAAGACTTTAAAAGAGGAATAATACATTTTAGATTCATGACTGAGTCTTTTGATGAAGTTAATTATGTAGATTGGAATTCTCCTAATGGATCTTTTATATGGGAAATAGAAAATAAATTATCTAATAAAGGTAAAATTAAACATTATTGTATCCCACCTGATATAGTTCAACAAATGATTATGGACAAAAATGCTCAGAAATGTAATGAGTCTTTAAGTAGAAATATTGCTATTAGAAGAAGCGATGCTGATTGGATTATTTCAACAAACATAGATATAATTCCACCAACAAGGAGAGAATTAAAAAATCTTATAAAGGGTTTAAATAAAAATACATTTTATACAGTATCTAGAAGGGAAGCTCCTAAAGAGATTATATATAACAATTCTCACAATAATTTAAGAGGGTCACTAACAACAATTCCAGCAAGACATTTTCCAGCTAAAGTAACACCTAATGATAATTATAGTTTAATAAATTGTTGTGGGGATTTTCAAATAGCTCATAAAGATGTTTGGAATAAATTAAAAGGATTTGAGGAAGAAATGATATATGCATGTTTTGTAGATACGAATGTTCAAAAGAAAGCAGTATTAAATGATTTTGATTTAAAAGTATTGTATGAACCTGCTTTGTATCATATGGAACATGGAGCTTATTTTACTAAAGAGGATGGTACTAGAGTAAGTGATGAAAATAATGTAGGAGCATTTAAGGGGGATAATAAAGCATACAATGATGCTTATAAATGGGTTGAAAATTTTAATAAAACTAATAATGATAAAAATTGGGGCTTAGGAAATGTTGATATAGAAGTAGAGATTATTTAATATTTATAATGGAATCTCTTAAATACTATACTATGGAAAAGAAAATGGAATCTAAAAAAGTTGAAGCAACAAGTATAGAAATTATATATAATGATAAAGAGGATTTAGTAGAATTATCTAATAAGGAAGAATTTAAACAATTTATATTAGAAGATAGTTTAACCTCAATCATATCAGCATTAGAAAAAAAATTAACAAGTGTAGAACTATTCAATATATTTAATTTATCTTTAGTAATTGAGTTAGATAAATCTAAATATAAGGATGTACTTAATAATATAATACAACATTATATTAATGAGGAAGATTATGAAAAATGTAAAGAAATACAAGACATAATAATTAAATATGAGATATAAATACTATTCAAAACACAGTCAATTAAAAGATGCTTTAGGTTATATAAATGCATCTAATCAATCAGAAGCTGAATTATTAGCTTCTAAAATAAAGCAATTAAGGTTAGAACAATTTTTAGAATTGTTTAAAGTAGAATTAGCATAATGGGTGAGGAATTTTCTGATAAAGATGATGTAAAAAAATTATTTGAAAGTATATTAGGTTCTAATATTAACATAAAAGATACTATGGTAATTAATGATGAATCTATATTTTGTTTAATTGTAAATAAATTAGATAAAGCACATAAAGATGATGAAGCTTTATATGAATTGTCTGGAATGGATTTGTCTAGATGTAAAGAAGATTTATTATTTGTTATTGAGGCATTGTTAAAGATTTCATATGGCCAGGATGCCTTTGACATGATTATGTGGTACATTTTAGATAGATTTAACCCAGATGGTAAAATAGTTCCGTTTGAAGATGAAAAAGGCAAAGTATTTTCTTTATTAACAGCTAAAGATTTATATGCATTTGTTAAGCATCGTTTCCCTAAATAATTTGGATATTTAATATATAGTTCGTATATTTGCGTAGAATTTTAAGAGTTGCGTATAATTATGACTATGGAAAATATTAAAATGATAAAATGTATATCCTGCGGAGCAGATATGCCAGAATTAAGATTAACTAAGTATGGGTATAAGGTTTGTATAGACTGTTCAACAACAGGTGCGTATAGAGCTGTAACAACTGTAAATGGGTCAGGAGACCATACATGGAATGATATACAAATCATGACACCAGAACAATATGACAATTATGAAAAAAATGATAAATCTTCATTAAAAGAACTAAAGTCATTAAATAAAGAATAATATGCCATTACCAAAACCTTTAAATAAGGAATTAATTGTAGCAGCTATGGGGAAAACAAAATCTAATAGAGCTGCTGCACGCTATTTAAATGTTTCTTATGTGCATTATAAAAAATGGGCTAAATTATATGAAAGTAAAACTCATGATAATTTATTTGAACAGCATAAAAATCAATCTGGGAAAGGTATTCCTAAATTTTTAAGAAATAAAGGTAAAGAACCTGCATTAATAGATATAATTGAAGGGAGAATTGATGTTTCATCATTTTCACCTGAAAAATTAAAATATAGACTTATAACAGAAGGTCATTTATTAGAAGAATGTGCCTCTTGTGGTTTTCAAGAACGTAGAGTTTTAGATTATAAAATGCCACTTCTTTTAAATTTTAAGGATAATAACAAAAAAAATTGGAGAAAAGAAAATATTGAATTACTTTGTTATAATCATTATTTTTTAACAGTAGGAAACATATTTTCAGATAAACAAATTAAAGGAATAGAAGATCATAAACCAGTTAATAAAGGTGATGTAGAATGGGAATTAGATGATTATCAAAGACAAAGATTAATTGAGTTAGGTTTAGAAAAAGAAGAAGATGATGGTTTAAATTTAGTATCATATACATAAAATGGTAAAAAAAACAAGAAATATAAAAAAGAAAAAACATGATCAAATAATTAATGATTATGATAAAATTAAATCAAGACATCTTGAAAAGTTAGCTAATAAAATGCTTAAAGATGAAGAAAAAAGAGATAATTTAAGAAGTAAAAATATTAAAGGAGATTTTTTAAATAAATTTTAAAATGGTGATGAAGATAAGTGTAGAGGATGTTAGTGAATTCGAACAGTTAATGAAGGATAAAGATTTAAATATATCTAAAGGAATTGTAGAAGGAATTTTAAAAAATTTAATTGGTAAAAGAAAAAATATTCATGTACTAGAGGTTTATATTGAAGATGAAGATTCTATAGTTGATATAACAGTACATAGAGATGATTTTATTATGACGTTAGAAGAAGGTTTAAAAACCCATATACATCATGAAGATTATGAATCATGCTCAGGAATACAAAAAGCAATTAATTACTTAAAAGGATAAAAATGAGAAGAAAAATTAAAATTACATTATTTGCAGTATTAATAATAATAAATTATATCTACATATTTAAAATATGTAACCAAAATGATGAATTAAAGTCAATAACTATTGATTATAAAAACCAAATTGAAGATTATTATCATAAAGTAGATAGTTTAGAAAAAGAAATAGATACTATGGTATTTCATCAAGAAATGTCAAAATTTAATATTACTCAAGAAGATGTATTAAATGCTATTATGTTTATTGAATCCGCAAATAATGATAAAGCATATGTTGAAAGCGAAGATGCTGTGGGTTGTTTACAAATTAGAAAAGTAATGGTTGATGATGTAAATAGAATATTAAAAAGACAAGATTCACCTATAAGGTTTACATATAATGATAGGTGGGATAGAAAAAAATCAATATCAATATTTAATATATTTTGTACTTATTATGGATTAGACACACCAGAAGATATGGCTAGAGGATGGAATGGTGGTCCTAGAGGAATGAATCGATCAACAACTTTGTCATATTGGTCTAAAGTTAAAGACTATTTAGAAAGTTAATATATTTATAACGAAAAATGGCAAGATCATTAGTAGCATCTAACTATGCAAAACCCTCAAAGAAAAAAAGACCAGGTGTACATGCAAAAACAAAAACATCTAGGTCTAAAAATAGTGTAAATTATAAAAAAGCATATAGAGGACAAGGTAAAATTTAATGGAAAAAACAGAATCAATATTTAAAGATTTAACATTTACAGACATTTTTGAAACATTTGAAGATGATTATTTGGTTCTATTAGCATCCACAAAACCAGAACAATTAACAAGAATGTGTGTGTTTTTAAGTATAGATCTCCAAATGAGAAAAGAAAAATTAAAAGCAACACCAAGAGAAAAATTAAATTAATATGAAAAAGTTAAAAGAGTGGCATAAAAATTATTATTACGGTTTACTAGAGCAGTGGGACATTTCATCATATCAAGCATCATGGTTATCTTGGTTTAAAGGATTTATTATTGGTCTTATAGTAGTAACACTATGTAGTTGTGGTACTTACAAAGCGGCTCCAGTAGATAAGTGTTGTGAGACTGAAGTAGTTTATTTAGATGAGATCGAAGATGGAACAACTGTATTTACTAGTTATGATAGTGCTATTATACGTTTAGAATTTAAACCTTTAAGACCAAATTTTTATTTTGGATTTAATAATAATTATGGACATTGGAGTTCAAGACCTTTATGGTTAGACTTTGATTTTTATCAAGGTAATTATTATTCATATAATAGTCCATATTATTCATATTTCCACAGACCCTGGAATTTTTGGGATTATTATTTAAGACCTTGGACACCATCTAATAATTGGTATCAAGGACCTTTCAATAATCAAGAATACAATGTTGTTTATAATTCAAGTAGAAGAGAAAGTTTAATAGAGTCTAATAGAATGTCTATAGAAGATAGACAAGGTATTGCTGCTATGGTAGAAACTTCTAAAAGAAATAATTTTTACAAACCTGTTACTAATGACAAACCTGTAATTATAAATAAACCAGTAGTTAATAATAATAAACCTATTTGGAATAATACTAAACCTATTATTAGAAATAACAACAACCCTGTTAGAAATAACAACAAACCTGTATATAACAATTCAAGACCTAGTTATAACATTAAACCGAATACCAATACCAAATCATCTTCTTCTCGTAAAGGTGGTAAAAATTAAAAAATAAAATGACACATACTTGGAAAATAACAGAGCTAGTAAGCAATGCTTCTACTGGGCTCGTGACGAAGGCTTACTATAAACATACAACAGAACATAATGGTGCTATATTTGATGGAGTAATTGGAGATTTCTTCCCAACTGGATCTGTTACAGACCCAGGATTTATCACATATAGTTCTTTAACTGAAAGTGATGTATTAACATGGTTAAATACATATGTAGATAAAACCATATCAGAAACTAAATTAGAAAACAAAATTAATAATTTAGAAATTTTTAAAGGACTTCCTTGGTAATGACAGCATATATTGTTATAACATTATTTTTATTCAAAATTTCCATTGGATTTATAGGATATAGAATATATAAAATAGAAAAAGGTTTTAAAAATTTAAAAAAAGAAAATGAGGAGTTTCAAAAATTAGAACAAACAAAAAGAGAAATTGGTTGGGATAGTGTTTGGAAAATGGTGAATGGAAGAAATTAATAATAATCAAAAACAAATTAAAATGAAATTTATATTATCAATACTGCTGAGCATATTCTGCTTAGTTAGTACAGGACAGACTATTGTCTCAACAACCCCAGAAAATAAAAACGCTATACTAGAAGAATTCACAGGTATTTACTGTGTATATTGTCCAGATGGACATTTAATTGCAAATAATTTAAAATATTCCTACCCTAATGATTTATTTTTACTAAATTTACATACAGGAGGATACGCTAACCCAGGTCAAAGTGGTGATCCTGATTTTAGGGTTTTAGAAAATGATAGTATTGCTGATTTATCAAGTTTAGCTGGTTACCCAGCAGGAACGGTTAATAGATACCAATTTCCAATGTCTCAAGGTGGTGGTACTGCAATGAGTAGAGGAGATTGGGCAGATGCAGTTCAAGATATTATATCTCAACCTTCATATTTAAATGTTGGTATATTAGCTGAACATGATACTTTAAATGATTATATTAACATTACAGCTGAAGTTTATTATACAGATTCTTTAGAAATAGATGGTTTTGGGTTTCAAGATGTAAACTATTTAAACATAGTATTAACACAAGACAGTGTATTAGGACCTCAAACAGGTGGTTCGCAATACAACCCAGGAGCTATTGTACCCGGTCCTTGGCAACCAACTTATTCACATCAACATATGGTAAGAGAGTACATTACAGGACAATGGGGTGTACAGTTAAATAATATGAATACACTTGTATATCCTGGTGATCTTTTTACTAATACTTTTACATATTATATTCCAAATAATATTAATGATATTATATTTGACATTAATAATATAAAGGTAACTGCATATGTAACTGAAAACCCATTTGGAGAAATAGTAACAGGTACAGGTTGTAACATAACTTTACCAGCTCCTCCACCAGTATCTGTAGCAGAAGTACTATCTAACATAAATGATAATGAAATTTATGATATTTTTGGAAGAATTATAAATAATACACAAAAAAATACACTTTATATTAAAAATGGTGCAAAGTTTATAATATTTTAAAACATCTTCTTAAAAACTTATGCGAAAGAATTTGGTTCCCCAAAATACCTTTCGTATATTTATGTCATAAATAAAGGTTATGGCACTTTGGAAATTTACAAATAAGAATAAATACGGTACATTACGTTCAAGAATCATGTATAGACCCAATGGAAAAGCATTTTCACATGGTCCTGGATTTGGTTCATTTGTTAATGTACAGATGTTTAGATACGAGTATAAACATGAAATATTACCACCACATTTAGTTGTATTTGGCGATAAAAAGTATATTGTACCTACATGGCAAGAAGTAGATATAAATACAACTGTGGATGATATTACATGGATAAAACCAAAACCAGTAATTACAAGATCAGAAACAGTTATAAAAACATTTAAAAGTGGTAGTAGTGATACTACATATACTACAAAATATTACCCAACATCAGGTAAATATTTTTGTGATTGTCCTGGGTCTTGGAGATCGTTAGGTAATTGTAAACATATAAAACAAATGAGAGATGATAAAAAACATTAAAAACCACTTATTAACATATCTATTTTCAGATTGGATGACAAATGAAAAGGATGTATCTAAGATTATTAGTTTGAAAGATACACTTCAAACTCAACAAAATGAATTAACAGGGCATAAACCAATAATTGGATTTAGCCAATCACGAAATAAAATCAATTAATATGAATCAGCAAGAAGAAGATCGTCAATTTAGACAAGGTAGAAGTAAAGAACAAGTAAAATCCAGTTATATAGGAGCATCAATTGCCATGGTTGGGTTAATTATATTATCAATATTAGCAGTAATATTTTCACAATGAGTAGAGGTAGACCAACAGAACAAGTAGAAGTAAGAACAAAATACGAACAAGTATTTTATGAATATCCTTCTAAACCAGAATTAGGTTATACTATGACTTGGTTTTATGATATATCAAAAGCACCTAATGGTCCTTATAAAACAGAATGTACATATCCTCGTAGTTTTAAATTTCCTAAAGTGAAAATAGAAAAAAATAAGGCATATAGTAAAATGCCAGTTGTGTTAGTTTTCAAGACTTCTAATAGAAGTAACGCAAAAACTAAAATGAAAGTTTGGAGGAATACAAATATAGATTATATAGCATCTGCCGATAAACTTCCAGGTGTTCCTGAAAAAGCAATAATATTACATTTATCGATTGGTGAAGGTTTTATTAAAAAATATAAACAGGAATATAATCTTTAATATGTATAATAAAAGAACAAAAAGATAATGGCAACAAGAGCATTAATAGCATATTTAGATGATAGTAAGCAACTAACATCAACCTACAACCATTACGATGGTTATCCTGAATATCTAGGTAAAATATTAAAGGAACACTACAATGGAGAAGCATTAGCCAAATCTGTAGCTAGTAAAGGTTATATTTCAAATATAGATGAAGATGGGACTATCAATTCAAAATTTAATGAACCAGCAGATATAATGGTACTTGATGAAGGAGCATTTACAGCAGGAATGCAAATTGGAGAAAAAGTAGTTGAATATGGTGGTGATTATGGGTATATTTGGTTTAATAGCACATGGAATGTTGTAAAAAATAATGGTGTTGAGAGTATGGCTAAGCAGTTAGACACTGAATTAGGAGAATCAGGTATGTTTATGGTAGATGAAAATTTAAATAAATTAAAAGTAGAAAATATTATGGAAGAAGGTTACGAAGCAAAATGGGCTAAATTTTTAAATGAAGCCAAAGAATTAGATTTTGATGTTATTAAAAATTATATTTCAAAAAACAAAAATATTGATGGAGATGATTTTGCACTAGATGCTTATATCGATTCATTAAAAAATAGCTTTAGAATAAGCAAAGACGACTACGCAGATTACGAAATGGACGATTACATTGAGGATTTCGATAATTACGTCGCAGATAAAATGGACTCATAAGTCTATTAAAAGAACCAACCTTTATACTATAGGTTGGATAACACGGTCAAATTTATTATCGTTCCCGTTCGACATTTGAATAATGTACAAGTCGGCTACGATAAGTTATCTTAAGTAGTAGGCCACTACGTTTTCAAATTAAACTAATTATTAACAAAAATCAAAAAAATGAAAAAAATGATTTTAACATTAGCTCTATCTCTGCTTGTTGCAGTTGGGGTTAATGCACAAAATGTAAAAGGTGACTGGTACGTAGGTACAGGTGACATCGCAAATTTATCATGGACTGAATGGTCTGTATCTCCTTCAATGGGTTATGCAGTATCAGACAAACTAATGGTAGGTTTAAATGTATCTCAAACTGATTCAAGTTCAGATTTAGAGTTAGATATACATGCAAGATATTTTATGACACTAGGTGGTCATGATTTATTCTTATATGGATCTGCTCCAAATTTAGATACTGACAATATAAGTTTGGGTTTAGGAAAAATGTTTACACTGCATAAAGGTGTATTTGTTGATCCTAAAATCGTTTATAATGTAGGAGAAAAAACGACTAACATGATGTTAGGGTTTGGACTTAAGTTTTAATTATTGTTTAACTTAAAATAAATAAAATGGAAAATGTAATCAAGTATGTAACAGGATTTTTTAGTGGATTATTGTCAATTATGATGGCAGTGGTACCAGTAGCAATTCTGTGGAATGTATTAACTGGTGGAACGGTATTCGGAATGGATATTGTAGCTAATTTAACAGCACTACTAAACACTTTTGGTGATGGTGGATTTGTTGGATTAATAGCACTAGTTATTTTAACTAAATTTTTCGTAGATAGAAAATAAGTTAATTAAAACTACAAATAAAAGGACCGGTGTATCCGTTTGGATACCCGGTTTTTTTTATGTATATTTACGTATATTTAAAAGCAAAAGTTATGTGTAATGTTAGTTGGTGTAATAGAAAAACTGAATTTTATAACGCTTCACAGCGATATAAATACTGTTCTATTCATAATCAGTATAAAAAATATGCTGCTAATGCCCCATCTAGACCACATTTAATGTATAAAGTTGAAAAAATATTAAATAATGAATTAAAATGTGAAGAATGTGGTTATGATGCTAAAAAATTTCACCCTAATAGACCCATAAAACAATTAGCAGGATTATTTGATGTTGATCATATTATATCAGATACTAAACATACGATTGAAGGTGAACAACCATCAAATTATAAATTATTATGTAAACAGTGTCATATATTAAAATCATATGATAATGGTGATTTTATATCAAAAAATAATAGAAAGTAAATGCGAAAAAATTTGGTTACCGCAAATAGGGTTCGTATATTTACAGGGTAAAACAGGTGAGAACCCAAATAATATTAATTAAAAAATAAAGGTTATGTTAAATCAAGAAAAAATAAGTTCGAAAAAAGTAGTTGAAACTCCAACATTAAAGATGAGTGTAAAAACTGTTAAAATGAATAATTTAAATTTTGATAAAAAATTATTTGAACCAATGGCAACTGGAACTAAAGTTGATGCATTTTTTAGTGCTGAAGGTGGTGTTATGCCTGGTACAAATGTTGTAGTTACTGGTGATCCTGGTGTTGGTAAAACAACAGTATTATTAGATATATTAGGTGATCTTCAAATGAAGGGTAAAAAATGTTTGTTTATAAGTGGAGAAATGAATGCTATCGATATGGTAGGATATGTTCGTAGATTTCCAAAATTTGGTGATTTAGATATATTATTTATGGGTGATTATGCTGAAGTAAATCCTGATGTAGTATTAAGAACAGCACTTAAAGAAGGATATGATTGTGTATTAATAGATTCATTAGCAGAAATAAGTGATAATTATGTTGATCATTTTGGAGGTACTGGTAAATCAAATACTAATAGAATACTTCAATTACTTGATGAGCATAATCAAGCTAGTAATGATGCTAAAATAAATAGTACATTTTTAATAATACAACAAGTTACTAAAGGTGGAACGTTTGTTGGGTCAAATAAAATAAAGCATATGACAACAGCAATGGGTCATTTAAAATTTGATAGTGATGGAGGTAGATTTTTTCACTTTAGTAAAAATCGTAGAGGTGGAAATGGTAACAAATTATTTTTTAATTTAGATAGTAAAAATAAAGTAAATTGGTTATTTGATGAGCCTATAAACATGGGGGTATAATGATAAATTATTTAATAGTGGGAATAGTATTTACTTTTATAATAGATACTATGAATAATAACTTAAAATCAAGATTAGAATTTACTAATTTTGAAAGAATAATATGTGTTATGGTTTGGCCTATTGGATTATTTTCATTTATAGTAGGAATTATAGAAGAATTTTTAAATAATAAAAAAGATGATTAAAGTAGTAGATTTATTAATAGGAGGGGGAATGTTTTTAGTAGCCCATGTATTGACATTTTATCAATTAAATGGACAATTTTTAAAATCCACTGATTGGTTTAGAAAAAATGAAATTATAGTAGCAGCTTGTGGTATGATATTATCGTTTTTTTATATTTGGGGAACTAAATATACGGTAGCAGGTGTAGGAGGTTTATTATGGCCTGCTAGATTTATTGGATTTGGAATTGGTATGATTATATATGCTATATTTGTTGGGTTTCATTTTAATGAAGGTATAACACCAAAAACATTAGTTAGTTTAGTATTAGCATTATTGTTAGTATGCATTCAAGTATTATGGAAGTAAAATCGAAAAAGCTTTCTATACAATTATCCAGATTATAATATGTATATACAATGATAACAGATTACCTAAAATATGTAAATAATGAAGCCTATGTGGTTAAGCGTGAGACGCCTACCCATATGTTTTCCCAAAAGGGATCGAATAAATTGAATATGGAGTTACTTCAAGCGTGGAGGGATTATTTAGGGTGTGATCATGTTTTGAGAACACCAACCCATTTTCTAATGTGTGAAACTATTAGCGAAGCTGAAATAGTAGAGGAAAATGAGTAAAATTAAGTATGATGAGTTTGATGATGAGATGAATCCATTTCATCCTTGTTTGAAGTGTGGAGCGACTGAATTTAGCATGAATTGGGACACTGGATTGTATCAATGCGATAGTTGTGGGCAAACTTTGCAAGCCGAGTATGAAAAGAAAACAAAGAAAACAGTAAAACGTTTTCGTAATTTAAAAGATGATAATGAAATTTATTAAGTATTTAATTGTATGGATTAGCCAACAGTTAGCAATGCCATTTTGGATTGTGGGGCACGTTCATCTATCGATGAATATGTCTATTTATGATGATGTAAAAATCCTTTTCGCTTCGCTTGGAATGCATTTAATTGTTGCTGTTGGGTTTTGGTTTGATTGGTTGGAATATAAAAAAACTAAGATAGATCATATAAAGAACTTAACCCAAATGATTAATAACAATACTAAGAAGGTGAACGATGCCCACGTTAAAACAAGTCGCATAGTGGATGAAATAAGTAAAATGAAAATATATAAATAATATGAGAAAAATTAAAAACTTTAAGTGGGGATGGATGGAAACATCTGAGCTTGGTGAATTCCACAAAAAACAAATTAAAGAAGAAATATTTACACAAGGCGCTTATGAAAGGTTTTTTAAAGTAAATAAAGGAGATGTTGTATTAGATGTAGGTGCTTCAACTGGACCTTTTACCTATTCTATATTAGATAAAGAACCATCGCGTGTTATTTGTATTGAACCTTCAGATAAAGAATATGATTTATTAGAAGAAAATACTCAATCTGATAGTAGTGAAGTTATTATAGTTAAAAAAGCAATAGGTCCAGACGATAGTAAAATTACTACAAAGGAAATATTTGGTTCTAATGGAATTTCTGTTGAAGTACCTTCAATATCATTTCCAACATTTATAAAAGAATATAATATTGATTATATCAATTTTTTAAAAACTGACTGTGAGGGTGGGGAATATAATATTTTTAATGAAGAAAATATTGAGTGGATTAAGAAAAATGTTGATGTAATTGTAGGTGAGTGGCATCTTAAGGTACAAGATGGGGATTTAAGAGAAAAATTTAGAGAATTTAGAGAGAGATATTTGAAATCATTTCCTAATTTTAAAATATATTCACTTAATGGGGTTGATATTACATGGGATATTTGGAATGAACATTTTATTAAATATTATAATCAAGTAATAATTTATATAGATAATAGATGAAAAATTTAATACAAACTGAAGATGGGCAGGATTATAGCCGAGTAGACATTAGATGTTTTAGACATGATGGGGTTATTGTAGATGTAGGGTGTTTAGATTGGAATTGGTCAAAAATGTTTATAGGAAAAAAACGAGTTATTGGTATAGATCCTCAAGAAAAACCTATTAAAGGTGTTGAATTATTTAAAGGGTTTTTAGGACCTTGTGATGGAATATCTCGTCTTTATGGTAGTGGTCAAGGGGCTGGAATGGCAAATGTAAGTTCTGAAAGTAACTTATATGATATGATTTCATTTAAAACATTGTGTAAAAAATTTGAAATAGATAAAATATCTGTATTAAAAATAAATATTGAAGGAGCGGAATACCCATTACTTCATAGTATGACTGTTAGTGATTTTGATAAAATAGATCAAATAGCTGTAAGCTTCCATGATTGGTTAGATAATGATCAATCTGCTTTAAAATATGCTTCTATAAAATTACTAGAAAAAGTAGGATTTAAAGTAGAATCCATTTTCCCTCAGTGGGGCTGGTATTTAGCTATTAAAAAATAATTGCGAAAATATTTGGTTACCGCAGAGAGGGTTCGTATATTTACAACGTAAATAAGGCAAGAAGCCGGAAAACAAAATTAAAAATAAAGGTTATGCAAAAAGATAAAGTAAAATATCAAGAGTTATTAAATAGTGAGTGGAATATGTTTAGTGGTCATAATGATGGTTTGATTACATTTAATGAATATCTTGGATTCAATAAAGTTGCTTCAGCAATTGAAGAAATTTTTGCCAACAAATATAGTGAAGATACAGTTAGAGAGTGGAGAGAAGATAATGTTCAAAATGATAAAGATGATATTTGTGCATATTCAGGATTGCCTTCACCATTAAGTTATGCAAATGAGGAAATTGAAGTTCCTTGTTCTGCTGATTTAGATTTACAAATGTATAACGAAAGTATTTAATATGACTGAATTACAAGAATTTATTGAAGAAATGAGGAGCACTAGTAGTGCTACCGATAAAATTGCGATTATAGCGCGTAGTTCTGCGTTTATACATGATGTACTTGAAGCGACATATAATCCTTACAAACAATATCATGTTACAGGTAAAACGTGCAAGAAAAATGGAGAAAAAGTTGCAATGGGATCAGTAGTTCCATTACTTCAACTTTTAAATATGCTTTCTACAAGAGAAGTTACAGGACATGATGCAATTAAATTAGTAAATAGATTTGCTCAAGCTCATATAGATTGGGATTTAATTTATAAAATTATTGATAAAGATTTAGGTATTAGAGCTGGAGCTAAAGTTATTAATAAAGCAGTACCTGGTCTTATTCCTGAATTTAATGTAGTGTTAGCTCAAGAGTATAAAGGTAAATGTGATTGGAATGATGAGTGGTATGTCTCCAGAAAATTAGATGGTGTTAGATGTATAGCTAGAGTTGATAGTGAGGGCAATTGCTCATTATTTAGTAGAACAGGTAAAGAATTTACTACATTAAATAAAGTTAAAGAAGCTATTGAAAATACTGGTATTATTAGTACTACATTTGATGGTGAGATTTGTTTAGTTGATGAAGATGGTAATGAAGATTTTCAAGGTGTAATGAAGCAATTGAGACGTAAAGATCATCAAATTAAAAATCCAGCATATATGGTATTTGATATGTTGAGAAATGATGAATTTGATAGTGGTAAAGGTACAGAGACATTACTAACACGTTTGCTTAAATGTAGGTCTTGGGTTAGAAATAATTTAGATACGCCGATGGTAGAAAGTAAAAATGATATTTTGCGTTTTACAGATCAAACATTAATTACAGGTGAAGATCATTTTGAACATTGGAGAAATATTGAATGTAAAGATAATTGGGAAGGATTAATGTTACGTAAGAATTGTGGTTATGAAGGTAAGCGTACTAAAAACTTGGTTAAGGTGAAGAAATTCCATGATGCTGAGTATGAGGTATTAGGGTGGGATAATGATACACATGAGGTAGTTAGGAATGGTAAGTCTGAATCAATGACGATGTTAGCTCAGGTTTGGATCGAGCATAAAGGACACATTGTAAAGGTGGGTAGTGGATTTACTCAAGAGCAACGTTTGGAGTATATGGATGGATCAATTTTAGGTAAAATAATTACTGTTCAATATTTTGAAGAAACCAAAAATGATAAAGGTGGTATTAGTTTAAGATTCCCAACTGTAAAGGTAATACATGGGAATGAACGTGAAATGTAAATTAAATAATAATAATGATAAACAATGATAATTTTATAATTTGGTTAGAAGGGTATATGGATGCTCTTGAATCTAAAGGAGTTGAAAAGATTGAAACTAGTATAATAAGAAATAAACTTAAAACTATAAATCTTCAACACTTTGCTAGAAAGCTTTATAGTCAAAATAGTGAAGATGGTATAACTATAAAGTTAATTGAGATGTTATATGATAATCCTGAAAATAAAAATTATGTTGAGTTTGGGGTTGAAGATGGTATGCAATGTAATACAAAAGTATTAAGGAAAAACTATGGTTGGAATGGATTAATGATGGATGGGACTTATTATAATTCTTTTATAAATTTACAATCAGAATTTGTAACTAGAGAAAATGTTTGTAGTTTATTTGAAAAATATAATATACCTAAAAATATTAATTTATTATGTGTTGATATAGATATGAATGACTATTGGGTTTTAAAAGAAATAATCAAAGAATATACTGCAGATATTATAATTACTGAATATAATGGTCATCTAGCAGCAACAGAATCTAAAACTGTTCCCTATAAACCCGAAAATATGTGGGATGGAACCAATTATTATGGAGCCTCTTTATTAGCATTTAACAAATTATTAGAACCTGCAGGGTATACTTTAGTATGTTGTGATCCTAATGGAGTTAATGCTTTTTTTGTAAAAACAACACTATTAAAAGAAAGAAATATCAATATTAAAAATGCTGGTAATGTTGGAGAATTATTTACACCCATGAATCAAAGTGGTAGTGGAAGAGCAAAAGAACACCCAGCTGATAAAAAGAATAGAAAATATATTAATGTATAAAAAGGTATTAGATTATATTGAAAACGTATTAGAAGTACCAAGAGATGAATATAATGGTATGCCTACTTGTCCTTTTGCTAAAAAAGAACGTGAAAATGATAAAATTTACATAGATACTTTAAGTAGTGATAATGGTTTTATAGTTTGTATGAATAATTTTATAAAATCTAGTAAGAATTCAGCTGTTTTTATAAATAGTGTTAATTTAAGTGAAAGAGACACTAAAAGATACCAACATTTTTTAAATAATACATTAAAAACATTAGATTTAAGTAATTGGAAGGCATTATGTATAAATCCTAATGATAATTTAGAAGTAGATGGATTTAATGCTAGATCATTAGCACCTTGTTTTTTAGTTTTGATAAATGACAAAAAGGACATATATTATGCACATAAGAGTATGAAAGACACAAAATATTACGATAAGATGGATCTAAAATACAAAAAATATTTAGGAGTATGAGAATACCTATAAAACCTAATGGGAGACGTGCAATGCCTTTTTATTGGTGGAGAAGATTTAGAACTCATAAATCATTACCATATAAAGCATCTTTACTTGATAAAATAAAAAATGGAGATTTTGAATACCCAGAATATTTTCAACAAGCTGAGTGGGAATTAATTTGGATGAAAGAAGAACAAGAAGATTTTATTCAAAATTATAAAGGTAATGATCCAGAACAAGATAGACTATATTTAGACATCGAATTACGCGCGAGAAAGCGCTATAATAAATTATTTGAAGATGGAATGAAGACTGAGTTTGATAGAATAGAAGATTTTAAAACCAAATTGTGTAAAGAATTTAAATTTAATATAGAAAAACTTGTAGTTATTATGGATGAATTTGAAGGCACAACTGAAGATTTGTATTTTCATATAGCAAAATTAAAGGGGTATAATATAAGTAACGTAAAAACACTTAATAAATGGGGGATTAGCTCAGCTGGCTAGAGCGCTTGCCTTGCACGCAAGAGGTCATCGGTTCGACTCCGATATTCTCCACAATTTTTTTATAATGGATAGAAAACCAGCTATTAAAATAGATACTAGAGCATTAGGTGATACTATATGTTCTATTCCTGTTCTAAATAAGTTAGCAAAAGCTTACGAACAACCCCTTACAGTATTTACTGCTCATCCTATTTTATTTAAGAATCATCCTTCTGTATTAGAAACTAAAGGTATTGATGATAATACTGAAGGCTACACACTACATAAAACTTGCATATTTGATAACATTAAAATGCATAATAATATAGATATTAGACAATTTAATGCTTGGGATATTGGAATTTCATTAACAACTGATGAACTAGAATGTGATATGTATTGTGAAGATGCATTAGAAATTGATGTTACTAAGTATGTTATAATTCATCCTTCAAAAACTTGGGAGAGTAGAACATGGAGTGAAGATAATTGGCAAAAATTAACTAATAAATTAATTGATAATAATATTCCTGTTGTTATTGTAGGTAGTAGTTTAAATCAAAAGGAATGGTGTACTAATGAATTAAAATGGGTTAATAAAGATATATGTAATATTGAAGGAGGTATTAGTTTAATTAACTCTACTTCTATACCAGAATTAAGATATATAATGAATAATCATGCTTTGTGTGTTGTTACTGCTGATAGTGGAATATTACACGTAGCTGGATCAACTGATTGTGAAATAATACAATTAGGTAGTTCATTTAATCATAAATTAAGAGCTCCTTGGAGAAAATCAAGTCAAGATTATAAGTATCAATATATTAAAGGTGAGTGTGAAATTGCTTGTGGGAGTAATATGAAATATGGATTAAAAGAATGGAATGCTATAAATGGTATTCCACCTCTTGCAAATTGTTTAGAAGGATACACTGAATTTAAATGTCATTCTAAAGTTGATGATGTTTTTAATAGTATATTAAAGTTAAAAAATAGTTAGGATTATTAATAAATTTATTGTATATTTACAGATATGAAAGCAACATATAAGAAAGATTATTTTATTATCCCTATTAAAGTAGGAGATACTATATTAACAGGAAGATTTAGAAATAAACCAGTTAAAGTAAAAGAAATTGGTATAGATGATTTGGGTCAACCAACAGTTAATGGAACAGCTATTTTAAAATTTAGGTTACCTAAATTAATGTAAAAAATTAAACTATGAAAGTAGAAGTATCAAATGGAGAATTACTAGATAAATTATCAATTTTAGAAATTAAATTAAAAAATATTACTGATGAAGAAAAGTTAGTAAATATTCAAAATGAATTTGATGTATTAAATCCTCTAGCTGAAGACATTTTTGATAATAATGATTCAGATTTGCAAAACCATTATTTGGAATTAGAAAATATTAATTCTCAATTATGGAAAATTGAAGATGATATTAGAGAATGTGAAAGGAATAAAGATTTTGGAGAGAAATTTGTAGAATTAGCTAGAGATGTTTATATTACTAATGATAAACGTTGTGAAGTTAAAAAAATTATAAACATTTCAACAGGATCTGAATTAGTTGAAGAAAAAGGATATGAAGAATATTGATAAAACAAAAATAGGTTTACAAGTATTAGCTTATAATTGTGCTACCACGTTTCAAAAAGTCATAGACCCCTGGATAAGTTTAAAAAAGGAATATGATATTAAAATTTGGGTTGGAAGTGGACAATTTAAGGAATATGCTGAATTAGGTTATGAAAATTTAAATTATACTACTGAAGTTGTTTTAAACATTTATAAAGAATGTAATAAGATAGATTATCTTTTTAGTACTAGTGGTAAAGAATTATTAACAGATGCTGAAACAAGAGATAAATGCATCCCTTGGATGAAGGAAAATGATATTGAATTAATGATTCAAGTAGATGCTGATGAATATTATTCATCTAAAGAGGCTAAAAATTTAATTGAATACGCAATAAACAATCCAGATTATACTTGTTATAATACTATTTTTAATAATATTATTGGAGATGGGGATATTGATGAATGGAGTAGGTTTAGTGCAGGGTGGATAAAAAAACATGGTGGGATTAGAAATTACTATTTTGATTGCCATTGGTGTTTTAATGATGATACTGATTATAGATCGAAAAAAATGATTGATATTCCAAAAGAATTAGTTAACCCAAACCATTATACTTGGACTAATAATGAAAATACAACAGGTCCAGCTCATATTAAAGATAAAATTGAATATCAAAAACGTATTTATAATGATGGGTGTGGATATGAATGGGATGAAGTAAATCAAAAAATTAAATTGAATGGGTGATAAAAGTGAAGATATGTTATTTGAAGCTTATAACTTAGGGATTCAAGATGAGGTATTAGAAGAAGCTAAAGTAATTGAAACAAAATATCCTAATATGGAAATTGGAGATAGATTTGAAAAAGCATTAAGGAAAATTAAAAATAAAATAAAAAATGATTAAAACGTATTTAGTAGAGTTTATAGAGTATGATAAAGATGAAGGACAAAAATTAACAGTTCAAACTAAAGATATAAAACATACTGTAGAACAAATAGGTAGAAATAGGAATATTGAAAAGTTATCATATAAAGAAATGAATCAAAGAAATTTTGATGAAGATTTAGAACAAGAAATGCTAAGTATATGAGATGTTTTAGAAGTCTAAGACATAGATGGTGGAGATATAAACGTAAAAGTGTATGGGATTTATGAAACATATAACTCAACATCCTATTAAAAAATCCGATTTAGGGTTTCATGGTAATTTATTTGGTGGTAAATTATTAGCTTGGTTAGATGCTGCTGCTGCTTCATTTGCAGCTGAGTATTGTGATACACCTCGTATGGTAACTAAGGCTATAGATAAGTGTGTTTTTAATAAACCAGCTCGTGAAGGTCAACTACTTAAAATTTATGGGAGTGTTGAAAATGTTGGTGAGACCTCAATAAAGTTATACATGGAAGCGCGATCTCACAACGTATATAACGGTAAACAAAACGTTATACTCGCAACAAATATTATATTCGTCAGAGTCGATGAAATGGGAGATGCTATACCTATAAGCGATAGAGTTAGAAATAAATTTATGGAAAATAATGAGTAAAAAAATTATTTTATCACCAGTAGCTACTGGAAAGACAACGTTTATTAATAATAACCCATTAATAGCTTGTGGTGAGTGGCTTTCTACTTTTAATTATTATAAAAAAGGAATTCATATGGGTAGTACTGGAGCTGAAGTTCCTTCATCTCACCCCTTATATAAAAATTGGGAAAATCTATATAAAATAGGTGTTGAAAAATTTTATAATAGTGATAGTAAAATTATGATATATAATTGTCCTAATCATATTCCATGGTTAAAAAATGTTTATAATGATATTAAACTAGAGATAGTAATGGTTGATGAGGATGAAAATTATAAAAGATACATTAAAAGATTAGATAATCATAAAGATAGTAAATTAACATTTAAAGAATTAATTAATATTAATTCATCACTGCTTAATAATAAATGGAGTTGGCAATGGATTTTGAATGAAAGAACAGAATATCAAAGATTATCTGACATATTTGATGTAAAAATTTATAAAACATTTGAAGAAGCCTGCGGATAAATTTGGAGAAGCCAAAAATTGTTCGTATATTTACGGGGTAAATGAGGCATGAAGCCAATAGAACATAAGTAAAATAAATAAAGGTTATGAAAAAAGTAAATTTAAATCCAACAAATTCAAAAGTGATTAATGGTGTAGTATTTGTTACTGCATTAAAAGTACAAGCAATGTCTAAATTATTATTAGAACTTGTTGAGTATGGTAATAACATTATGCATCCTACATTAGGTAAAATGTATCAATATAATGGTAAATTTTCAAGAACAAATTCGTAATCATGAAAAATATATTATATACATTATCTACTATTTTAGCTCTTTCTTCATGTACTAAAGAAGCTATAGTTCAAACACCTTGTATGGGTGATTGTGAAACTTCTTATGAAGTTATTTATAAAAACCAATTAATGACTACTAATAGTAATGGTTATTATGAAGTTGAATGGGATGAATTAAATTACTTTCAAGTATCAGGATATCTTACACCACTTAATGATGATTATGTTGTGAATGGTGTTCCTTTAGTTGAAGCAAGGTTTGATTCTGATTATTGGGTTGTTTTAGATAGTTTAACATTTAATATACCAATGTATTCTTACTTAGGTTGGTTTAATGATCAAGGATTAAGTACTCCAATTTCAATTGGAAATTATACTTATACTTTAACAGATTTAATTCAACTAATGCCACCTCTTAATATTGTAGGTTATCAAATACCTAAATATTTTGATGTTGATCATCCAGCTGCTCATACTATATTAGGAACTTATTCAAAATATAATTATAGACCTACTCAAAATATATTTTTGGATAATGAAATGATTGGGGATACAATAAATATTTTTATTGAAACTCAATTTAATACTGATATGGGTCCAAGTGAATTAGTAGAAAATAATATTAAAGTAATAATAAAATAAAAGTTATGTTTATAGGAAATAAAAGTAAAGGTTTTTGTATGACATTTGATAATGGGTTTGAAATATCTGTTCAATGGGGTACTATGAATTACTGTTCAAATAAAGGTCAAGGTGGTGTTGATGAGCATGAAATAACAGATAAATGGAAATCACCAACTGCTGAAATTATGATATCACATGCAACACCAAATAATAATGATAATATAGACTTAGGTAATGGTGATAGAGTTGCTGGTTGGCTTAGCACTGATACAGTTGCTAAGTTAATTGGTGTGGTAAGCAGTGTTAAAAATGTAGATGAATTAAATTTATACTTAAAACAAATAAAATTATAATGGATAAGCGTATTAAAGAAGTATTATATAATGAATTACATACTATACTTCAGTATGTTGAAGATGGTGGCAGAGATGAAGCTGTTGCTAAATTAGTTGATTTAATTAACAGGTTAAGTTTCGATAAAATATGAAAAAATTAGCAATAATAGGTGGTTTAAGTATGATGACAATGGGTGGTGGTTATATGATTCATCACAAACAGTCAATTACACCTAAATTTAATTTAAACCCAAACACATTAGCAATTGCTAGTGGTGGGTTTTTTGTAGCATTAGGTTTAACGTATAAATTTTAATATGAGACGATCTTATCTTAATGCATATAATTTATTTGTAGGTAAAACTACAATTGATGAATTAGCAAATAAAGGTGAATTTTATTTACCTGTGGATCATGATAACAAAGATATGTTATTAGATTATTTTGAAGGTACTGAAGAGTATGAAAAGTGTAGTGAATTAGTTAAAATATAAATAATGAGTAAAGAATTAAAACAATCTATCGCCATAGTATTAGTTGGGATGATTTCCTTAATTGGTTTAATATTAATCTTTTTATAAAATGAAGCGTAGATATAGAGGGTGTGAATTAGATTCACCAACATATAGACAAGTGGCAGCTGAAATGGCTAAAGAGCGTGCTAAACAGGGATTACATTCCACAATGAGCATGCCAATTAATGAGTATAAACCAAAACGTGGTAAACATAAATAATATGGCTAAACAATTAGACAAAGACATGATGAGAATGATGTCTATAACCGAGCGATTTAAATATCAAAACGATCTCAAGCGTATGAGATTTAATATGAGTGAAATTAAAAAAGAGCAAGAAGAAGTTAAATCAAAATATACTCAATCAAACGAACCATGGATAGATGAGGATAGAAGTGAGTATGATGATTTCAGTGACGGTGGAGATAGGAATGACAGTGGTAATGGGGATGATTCAAACGAATATTAATTAAAACTAAACGACGGTGGAGATATATTATGGTTTATTAGGTGTTCCGCTTTTATTCGCTTTTGCCTTTGCATGGTGTTGGATTGAAGAGCGTTCTAGGGCGAAGGCTAAACGTAAGTATGACAAACAGATGGCTAAGTATGACACGTGGCGAAGAATAAACAATGGTGTGTAACAAACATACAATGGGGAATATAAACCGGAACTACACTCCCATTAACCCCTTGCCTGTGCGCATCCAACCCTTACACTAGGTAACGAATATATACTTATGAACCGCAAATCGCGACGCATGTTCACAAATGGTCACAAATAATGCGTGGAAAGCGTTGTGAACAATGCTTGGATACCGCAAAAATTGTTCGTATATTGGGGTATAAGCAAAAAAGACGCGCATTATGTGGTGAATGGTGATGGACTATGTGGTAATGAGCGCGACGGTGGAGCAGACTACGACGGTGGACATTACTATACCAGCACCTTAGCCGTACCTTATACTTACAATTACATATCCTTATTATACATTAATAGCTACTTACGTAGCACCTAGGTATACCTTGGTGGGTACCTTATCGGTAATAATGCTCACCGCGGTATGAACTGGATTATATATCATCACCATAATATCCCCTACACACATATATAGAATAGCAGCCGCCGTACCGCGTACGTACATAATAATACCCACGGTGCGCGGATATCCATCGACGCGTGTATGTGCGTAAAAAGGTTGTAGCGGGCTTCATAGATCGTACACTAAAATAGAGCATCGATGGTATATACAAATATATGCTCATGCAAGCCCCGTAGTAAATAAAGGAATCAAAAAATCGTAGTGGCGCATTCGTAGAGTACTAAAAAATTTCACTATCGACAATGTATATACTTATATAAAACGGTTAATAGCAGAGTCATATGTAAATTGCTAGTAACAGCAGTTAAACACATATCTATCAATATGAAACATAAAACAGACATCAGCCCTTTAATATATTTAATTATAATGGTTGTCGTATTTGCAACAGCACTTTAAAAGCTTTTGAAGGCTTCCGGTAAAGTACTTGGTTCCCCGAAATATCTTTCGTATATTCACGGCATATTAATAATTAAAAACAAATAAAAGTTATGATTAATTCAGATGATTTACAAACAGCAAAGTATTTAACTAAAGAAAATATTGCTTCACTTGCACCAGCAGTGTTTGCAACTAAACCAAGTAGTGATGTTTCGGAGAAATACACACACATTCCAACAGAAAGAGTTATTGATGATATGGAATTATTAGGTTGGAAGCCAATTGAAGCAAAAGAGGTAAAAGCAAGAAAGAAATCAACTATGGGATTTCAAAAGCATTTATTAGTATTCAGAAATGATGATGTAGTAATTAATGGAGAAGATGGTGATACAGTATTTCCACAAATACTAATGACTAACTCTCATGATGGTAAAAATTCATTTACATTTGCCGCAGGTTTATATAGATTAATATGTTCAAATGGTCTTGTAATTGCAGATACAAAATTTGAAGACATTAAAATGCGTCATATGGGTTATACGTTTGAAGATCTTCAAGCATTAATTAAAGATATGGTTGAAAAATTACCTCTAACCGTAGAGTCAATGAATAGAATGAAAGCTACAGAAATGGAGGAACTTGCAATTTTAGATTTTGCTAAAGAAGCTTTAAATACAAGGTTTACAAAGAAAGAAATGAATAGAATTCAAATCGATCTTAAAGAACTTACAAAGCCAGTTAGAAACGAAGATAAAGGATCAGATCTTTGGTCAGTATTTAATGTAGTTCAAGAAAAAATCGTTACAGGTGATTTTGATTACACAATAGGTACTAAACATAGAAAAGCTCGTGAAATTAAAAACTTCAAGCAAGATATGAAGATTAATAAAGAGTTGTTTAAAGTAGCCTTAGAATATGCAGCATAAGGATATTATTTGGGTTAATGGAACGTTTGATGTGCTCCACATGGGGCATGTCAAACTCTTCCAAAAAGCACATGAAATAGCATGTGAAGAATTTAGAAGTTTTAGTTGGAAGATAGTAGTTGGAATTGATACGGATGAGAGAATAAGAGAAGCAAAAGGAGTAGGTAGGCCAGTTAATACATTGAAAAATAGAATGGAATTTCTCCACGCGATAAGATATGTGGATGAAGTTCATGCATTTTATAGTGATGGAATGTTAGATGAATTAATAAGAATAAATGCCCCTAAATTTATGGTTATAGGAGATGATTATATTGGAAAACCAATTATAGGAAGTGAGCATATAGGTGAAATAGTTTACGTACCTCGCTATGAAGGTTTGAGCTCTTCGGCTATTATAAATGGAGCCCACAACTAGCATATATTTATAACAAAATTTCAGCATGGCAACATATTCATCAGGATCAATGAGCGGAGGAGGAACACCAGGAGAGGTATTAACCGCGGCTACTACTTATACATTCGCGTTACAAAATAGAGACGGTCAATACTCACAAGTAGGAACGTCATATCTTGCTTTAGATGGCGACGGAATCGCTACTCAACAAGCTGGAGGTACAATTATTAAATCCGGACCACTTAATTTAGGATCAATTCCACTTTCCAACACTGTTTCTGGAATAACTGGCGGCCCCTACACATTTACTTTTGATGTTGAGGGAGATTTATTTGGAGGTGGAGCTATTATATCTCTTACATCGGCTGGAGGTGCTATTGTAAGTGCTATGGTTACAAACGGAGGATTAGCTTTTCAAACCGGTGATGGTATTACAATTAGTCAAAATGATTTGCAAGCTGCTGGCTTTGCTAATGCCAATGCTTCTCAACAAATAGATATTTTTGCCAACTTCATCAATGACAACATTGGTGATCCCCAATCTATTACTGGCTCATTTGGTGGATTCTTAAACTCCATCAATCAATCATCATTAGTTGAAGAACCTACTAAATTTTCAATTATGATGCCTAACTCTGGCTCAATTGGTGGTGCATTTGAATTTACCCCTACTACAACCGTACCTGCTAATAGCTACGCTATTCGCGCAACTGGTAATTTTGAATTGAGTATAACGGCGTAATTGCGATATATACGTATGTAAGTATTAATATATGTAGAAGGGAGACCTTTTTAGAAGATTGAAAGCTTATGCAAAAAAATTTGGTTCCCCGAGATATCTTTCGTATATTTACGGAGTAAATAAGGTGCAAAAAGCACAAGTATTAATTAAAAATAAAGGTTATGTTAAATAAACAAAAAGTTAAATCATTTAGAGGTGATTTCGAAAAAACAGTAGCACAATTAGAAAAAGAGTATGGTGTTACTATTTCATTAGGTACAATTAGATTTGATTCTCAAGAATTAAGAGCAAAAATGACAGTTAAAGTGGGTGATGCACCTGTTAAATCATCAAAAGATGATTTTAATGTTGGTGATGTGGTATTTATTATGCATAAAAAAATAGATCCTATTAAAACTTTTGAAATTATTAAAATTAATAATAAAAACATTAAGGTTAGAGACAGAGATAATAACCAAATGATTAATGTTTCACCTTCACTATTAAAAAAATAAATTTATGAAAAAAGAAGATTATAAAGAAAATTTAGATACCTTAGTTACATTTGGAGAAGAAGGTCTTACTATGCGTAAAGATGATCCTAAAACTAAGGAATTTAAAGAAAGTGTTGAAAAGCATAAAGAGAAAAAAAGAAAAGAATTGATTAAAAATAAAAAAGCTTCATTGTGGGAAGATATGAATTTATCTAATGCTAGAGCAGAAGGTGAAGAATTCCCAGCTTATAAAGAAAGAATGAAGATTAATAAAATCTTTATGAAAATTTATAAACAAATGGGTGATGAAAAGTGTAGGGAATTATACCCACAGGGGTTTAAATACGCTATAATTCAGGCTATGGAAGCAGAAGCTAAGGAAAAAGGGTATACAACCGTTGATAGTGGGCTTAGTAAAGAAGAACAAATAGCTCAAGCTAGTGAGAAAAATGGAGGAATAAAATTAGTAGAAGATGGAAATGAATAGCCAGCAAAAACGTTTTTTAGAAAAAGTAACATCTGAAGAGATTTTAGATTTTGCTAGTTGCCTTGATCAAGCTAATAGAGCAGGCAAAACTGTTGAAGTAGTATATTCAGCATTAGAAACAATTAACTCAATACCCAGTATATCTCCATTACTAGCTATACAAATAGCATGTGGAGATTGGGATGTCTAATTAAAAATTAATATATGTCAGAAAATAAAAATAATGAATCTGTTACATTAGAAGAAATGAATGCTAATCATAATGATTGGTGGAATAGTTTATCAAATGCAGATAAAGAAAAATTATATAACGATCAAAAAGAAGCAGAAGATCATTTCTACAACCAAAAGCAACAATCCGTAGAATAGGATTACTTGGATTGGTAATATTTATAACATATATTACTAATCATGGTAAATTTAGACAACATATTCGGATTATTTTCACACAATAATGATGACCTATCCCCAAAGGGGACTACTAGTTATGACGATTTAAAGTCATCTCCAGTATACTATGTAGGAATGTATAAAAAACTTATCCTTAACCACATAAATTTTAATAAAAAAGTACTTACATTCTTCAAAAAATCAAATAAAGAATTTAATATTGAAGACATTAAGGAAGCTGGGGAGTTTGTTACATACAGCAGAGCATGGTCATTCATACAGAACATCGACCTCAACGAGGCATCGCATATAGACGCAGTTAAATACTATTCAGACGAATATTTAGACACATCACTGGAGTTAGGGATCAATTTCTTTACCCAACAAGAAGAATATGAAAGATGTGCGTTCTTGTTAAAAATCCTAAAAAAATCAAGAAGTTTTGAATCTAAGGTTGGAGGCGAAGATTATATGTCGTATATTGGAGGTACAGGGATTAAGGGAAAGAGAGATAATTAGATAATAGAATAAATGAAACAGGGTACCGGGGTATAAGGTACACCAAATTAATAAACACTAAAACAATCAAGTCATGCCATTACGCAACCCAGAAACAATTGTTCGCCTAACAAATAAAATACAAGGTAATTTAACAAACTTAAAAATGATGGTTAAATCACAACAACCAGTAGATAGTTTTGTTAAAAAGATCGAAGAAACAGAAAATGTTCTTAGAGATTTAGAATCTCAAATAGAAAGAGAACATGCACAATTAAGAAACGGATAAATTAAAAAATAAAAGTTATGAAATTATCAGCAGAGGAAATCCAAAACAATTGGAATAATTTTCTAAATAATATTAAAATGTATATTACAGGTGATCGTAAAGATCAACTAATAAAGTTTTATAAAAAATACGAAGATCGTCTTATGATGATGCCTGCTTCGCATAAAAAAGAATACCATAATGCTTTTCCAGGTGGGTATATTGATCATGTAAATAGAGTAGTTAGATGTGCTCTTAAACAATCTAATCTTTGGAAAGATGAAGGGTGTGATATGACTACATTTACAGAAGAAGAATTAGTATTTTCAGCAATCAATCATGATTTAGGTAAAATGGGAGATGATACTCATGAATCCTATTTACCCCAAACTGATAAATGGAGAAAAGATAAGTTAGGTGAGGATTACATGCATAATAAAGAAATTGCATTTGCTGCAGTCCCAGATAGAGGTTTATTCTTACTTCAACAACATGACGTTAAATATACATTTAATGAAATGGTAGCTATACAAACTCATGATGGTTTATATGACTCAGCAAATGATAAGTATTTAAAGGGTTATATGCCTGAAACAAAACCAAGAACTTCATTACCGTTTATCCTACATCAAGCAGATATGATGGCGGCCAGAATTGAATTTGAAATTGAATGGTTACCTAAATTTAAAAATAACTTGGATACCAGCAAAAAGAATTATACATTGGGGGTCAATAACAAGTCGGTAAAAAATAAAGCTTTAGGAACAATAAAAAGTGAAGGACTTAAAAATATGTTAGATAACCTATGATAACAACAATAATAATACTTTCAATAATAGTCGTAGCTTTAGGGTTTACGACTATTAATCTACTACGTAAGAACGAAAAACAAGAAGATATTCTATTAGGATATTTAAAATATTTAGATAATATATCTAGAGCAATTGAGGTATCCGAAGAAAAAATGAAAAAAGTAGATATTAAGGGTTCATTTGAGGGTGATGATGAAGTAGGTTTCTTTTTTAAAACTATAAAACAAATTCAAGAAATTCTTAATGATTTTAACATCAAAAAGATTTAAGAATAATGGATCACATAATAGAGAAGAATAAAAAGATAAGAAAAGGAAGAGTATATTTTACTAAAGATACAGAAGCAGCTATTGTAAAGTATAACAATTCTAAAGATAAAGAAGAAAGAAGTAATCTTTATCAAGATCATATTCATTGGCCTTTTTATAAACTTACTCAAAATATAATTCACACATTTAAATTTTACTATACTGAAGTTGAAAATTTAGAAGATCTTCAACATGAATTAATGGTTTTTCTTTTATCTAAAATCCATTTATTTAATCCCGAAAATGGAGCTAAAGCATATTCGTATTTTGGTACTATTGTAAAACGTTGGTTGATTGTATATAATACAAAAAATTATGGAAATAAAATACAAAATATTCCTATTGGAGATTTAACTAACTATTCTAATTTAGATCAATTAAATCCAGGATTTATTACGTCCCAAAAAATGGAAGATGGAATAAGTAAAGTTACAGAAGAAGAATTTGAAGGTGATGATTTAGCTTTACAGGGGTATAAACATGAGGACAAGTTATCTTTATTTATAGATAAATTTGTAAATGAATGTACTGAAAGAATATATACTATTTTCCCTAAAAGTAATGATGCACAAATAGCAGATGCAATTTTAGAATTATTTAGAAAAAGAGATTCTATAGATGTTTTTAATAAAAAAGCACTTTATATTTATATTCGTGAGATGGTAGATGTTAAAACACCAAAAATTACCAAAATCGCTAATGTTTTGTATAAAATATTTAAAGAAAAATATTTATTTTATTTAGAACATGGGTATTATCTTCCCTCAAAAGACTAATTTAGTTATATTTATAACCAAAAATTATGAGCCAATTAGATTCAATCATATTTGGGGATAAAAAATTTTCGGATATACTAGAAGAAATATATAATAACCAAAAGAAAAAATCAGAACAAGTATCTTCTTTAATTTCAGAACTAAAACCTTTAGTTCAAGAAATTGGAGATGCTACATTAATAGTTCCTTTAATAAAGGAATATATGGAAATCGGAGTAAAGAATGATGATGCTTTAATTAAAATGGCTACTATTATTCAAAGAGCAGTAAATACTGCTACTGATGATGGTGGGTTTGGAATTACTGATGAAGAAAAAGATGCACTTATGGCCGAGATGGAAAAACTTCAAATAAAAGATAAAGAAAAATAAATGGCAGTTAAACCTACAATTGGATTAAGTTCATTATCATCTTCAAAACAATCATTTGGGGGTCAGTCTAATGTATTCTCAGGTAGGGTTAAATATGCTATGCTTGATGATGAAACTCAACCTAAAGCATTTAAAAAATTTGGGGAATGGTCTTCAATAGGGTGTATATTTTTTGATAAAATAAACCAACCAAACCCAAATCCTCAATTTTCTACAGATAACTTTGCAAGACCTTTATTTCCAAATCAATCTATAATTCCATTAGAAAATGAAATAGTATATATAATGGCATTACCTAATAGTAAAATACAAAGTAATGTAAATAATTTAAGTTATTATTATTTTCAACCTATTAATATATGGAATAGTGTACACCATAATGCAATACCTGATCCAATTCTTTCAGATCTTTTACCTCCTTCTCAACAACAAGATTATGAAGAAACACAAGGAGGAGCTGTTAGAAGAGTAACAGATGGAGGTACTGAAATTGATTTAGGTGATACTTTTAATGAAAAATTAAGTATAAGAAATTTATTACCTTATGAAGGTGATAACTTAATACAAGGTAGATGGGGAAATACTTTTAGATTAGGTTCTACTGTAACAGAAGCTGTAATCCCTAATCCTTGGTCTAGAGAAGGAACTGGTGAAAGTGGTGATCCAATTATTATAATAAAAAACGGACAACATGAAGAAGATACAGATCCTTGGGTACCACAAGTAGAAGATATAAATTTAGATTTATCAAATATATATTTAACTTCAACACAAGCTATTCCAATTGGAGTAGCTAGTAGAAATTATAGTTCTTATTTTCAACCACCTATTGCCCCTGATAAATTTACAGACCCTCAAATTATTTTATCATCTGGAAGATTACTATTTAATGCTTATAGTGATTCAATTTTATTATCATCCCAAGATACAATAAATTTAAATTCAGAAAATAGTTTAAATATAGATACAAAAACTACAATAATAAAATCAGATAAAGTATTATTGGGTGATAAAAATGCAAGAGAATCAATAATATTAGGAGATAAATTTTTAGCTGATTTTCAATCTTTATTATCAACAGTTATGTCTTTATCAGGAGCATTACAAACTCCTATAGGAACTGGAATACCTTTTATAATAAATCCTTTAATACCTGTTCCTGCTGTACAAGTACAAAATGCGGCTCAAAAGATGTTAAATAAGATTCAACAATATAAATCCCAAGTAAGTAAAAGTAAATAATGGGTTTAGAAACAGTCATAGTAAAACAAGTAGTTAATGTAGCAAAAGATACTGCTAAAATACAAGATTCTTTATCTGTTATGGAGGAGAAACTTATAAATGAAACACTTAAAACAGTTGAAAGATCAGGAATAAATCCTCAATTTTTACAATTTGATGTAGTTGCTTTAGCTAGAGGAGAAAATGATATTGGACTTGAAGAGATATTAACCCCAGAAAGTATATGTAGTACTCCTTCACTAACTACGGCTCAAAAAGAAAATACAAGAAAACAAGTTGAATTACTTCAAAATAATATTTCTAAATTAATTGATAATACTAATAAATTAAAAGAAGCACTAATTACAGTTCAAAGACCATTACAAACTTTAGAAGTAACAGCTAATACTTTAAATGTTATAATAACTTCTGTAAAAGTGGGGGTAAAAGTTATTAAAGCTATACCTATCCCAGTAGCTTTTGGTGCTCCTGCTATAGCAATTCCTTTAAATGTAATAACTATTCTTTCGGATGCTTTAGATCAATTAGATAAATTATTAACTATGGGTAAAGGGGTAGTATCTTTAATACCTAAACTAATATCAGGAATAATAGGTTTAATATCCCAAGCTATAATAGCAATGGATAAAACCTTATCAATGGTTCAACCATCTTTAGCAATTTTAGCATTTTTATCAGCTAAAATAGAATTAGGAGATTCTTGCCCTGCTGTTATAGGATCACCTGTTACAGATATTAGTCAATTAGAAATAGATGTAATTGAAAAAACTCTAAATAATGAAATAAGAAAAGATTTATTAGCAGCAGGAGATTCATCTATACCAGAAATTAATATAGCAAATGAAGAAGATTTAATCAAACAATTACAAGCAAATTCTCGAGATCCTTTAATTTACAAGGGATTTGTAATGGTAATTGATTATGATCCTAAAAATAAATTTGCTTTTGACTCTAGAAGAATTATATCAACTAGAAATTTTTCTTTATCAAGAGGAGAAAAGTTTTTTACATCAACCGATAAATTTGCTACTCCTTTAACAGGTAATATAGTATTATATAATGATCCTCAAAATAAAGCTAGATATTCTTTTAGTTCATCAGTACAAGTATTAGTAGAAGAAATGAAATATAATATAGATCAATATGTAGCAGGATTAACTATACAAATAACAGAAAATGATTTAAATATAGTAAGGGGAGATGGTATTGGTGGTATAGCAGGATCAACAGGTGTTTCTATTACTGGTTTAAATTATTCTGGTAGTAGTATTAATAATCCTACAGGTTCTTCCTCAGGAATTATAGCTGATTGGACTATAATTGGTAATGATCCTTCTAATGTAGATAATATTTTAACTCCTACAACTGGTAATGTATCTGGAACCATTACTACTACAATTCCAAATACAAAAGTAGTAATGAGTGCATTTGGTGGAACTGGAACACAAGGATCTTTTACTAATGCTATTTTCAGACTCCAGTTAAATGGTAATCCAATTGCCCGACAAAAAGAAGTATATGCTCAAGAGTTAGAAATTAAAGAATCCCTACCAATATTTCTGCAGTCAACCGGAATTTGGGATTTTGAAATGATAATGGTAGACAGTGTAGGTTACGGAAATCAAGTAGGTTTTGTAGTTTCCGCAATTTAACATTAAATAAGTTTAATAATATAATATTTATAAATAAAATGAAGACGTCAGCCTTAAAATTAATAATAAAAGAAGCAGTAAAAGAAGCAATTCAAGAAGAATTGAAAGAAATTTTATTGGAAGCAGTTAAAACTCCAAGAGTTATAACCCAAGCACCAATAACAGAAAATATTAATGCTCCATCACCTATTATACCTCAATCTCCTACAATGTCTTCACAAGATAAAAGAGATGCATATAAAAATATATTAGGAGATACAGCTGCATCCTTTACAAGTAATAATGCTCAATCCTTTCAACCTCAAGCAGGGATGGATACAGCAAATGGAACATTACCTGCTGGTGAAGTTGATATGAATCAAATATTAGGTTTAATGAATAAATAATAATGGCAAGAATAATACAAAGTAAGTTTCCAATAGACCTTCAACCTAGTAGAGCGGTTGGTTTTGGTTTTCCTTTAAATGGGGATGCTGTCTTTGTACCTACTTATTTTACAAGAGATCAAATAAAAGCTAATATGGTTAATTATTTATTAACTAATAAAGGAGAAAGAGTATTTAGACCTCAATTTGGAGCTGATTTAAGAAATTTATTATTCGAAAATATCTTAGATTCAACCACAGAAGATTTAAAATCTACAATACAGAGCGATATAAATATATTTTTTCCAAATGTAGAAGTAAAAGAAATAAAATTTAATAACCAACCAGACGAAAATACTGTTAACTTTACTTTAATTTACCAAATAGTAAATTTTGGAATAGAAGATAGTATAAACATATTACTACAATAATGGCTAAATTAGAAAGAGACATAAGATATATTGATAGAGATTTTAATACAATTAGAAATTCTCTAATACAATATTCTAAAACATATTTTCCAAACACATTTAATGATTTTACGGATACTTCTACAGGTATGCTATTTATGGAAATGGCAGCCTATGTAGGAGATGTTCTATCTTTTTATTTAGATAATCAGATACAAGAAACATTTATTCAAAAAGCAAGACAAACAGAAAATTTATATGCTTTAGCTTATTCTTTAGGATATGTTCCTAAAGTAACAACTGTAGCATCTGTAAAGTTAGACTTTTACCAACAAGTCCCTGCAAAACAAGTACTTGGAGAATATGTTCCTGATTATGATTATTCACTAATAATACCAGAAAATACTCAAGTTTCATCAAATTTAGACTCAACGCAAAAATTTATAATTGAAGATGTAATTGATTTTTCTGCATCAAGTTCACTAGATCCAACTACATCAACTGTATACCAAATATCAGGAATTAATCCAACATATTTTTTACTTAAAAAAACAAGAAAAGCCATATCTGCTACAGTTACTACACAACAGTTTACATTTAATGCTGCTGTTAAATTTGATACAAGAACAATAAATAATAATAATATTATAGGCGTATTAGACGTGATTGACAGTGATGGTAATACTTGGTATGAAGTTCCTAATTTAGCGCAAGAAAACGTATTTAATTCTATTAGAAACACAAATACTAATGATCCTAATTATGCAATGGATCCTGAAGTACCCTATTTATTAGAATTAAAAACAGTACAAAGAAGATTTGCTACACGTTTTATATCTTCAGGATCATTACAATTACAGTTTGGAGCAGGTAATACTAGATCAACAACAGAACAACTTATACCTAACCCAGATAATGTAGGTTTAGGTTTACCTTTTGAAAAAACAAAACTTACAACTGCTTTTTCCCCTACAAATTTTGTATTTACAAATACTTATGGGATTGCACCTTATAATACAACTCTAACAGTAAGATATTTAACTGGAGGAGGAGCATCTGCAAATGTTGAAGCTGGAACTTTAACAGGAATTGATGATACTAATATTGTATTTGTAAATCCTGATTTATCAAATACTTCTTTAGCAAATACTATTTTTAATTCTGTATCATCAAATAATGAATTAGCAGCTGATGGTGGAATGGATGGAGATACAGTAGAAGAACTTAGACAAAACTCATTAGGTAATTTCCAAAATCAATTAAGAACAGTTACAACACAAGATTATTTAGTTAGATCATTATCAATGCCTGCTAATTTAGGTGTTATAGCAAAAGCACATGCTGAACCCTGTAAAATAGGTGATTACCAAGCAGGAGAATTACCAACAGTATTAGATTTATATGTTTTATCATATAATATAAATAAACAATTAAGAACAGCTTCTAATGTGTTAAAAAGAAATTTACAAACTTATTTATCTGAATATAGAATGATAAATGATTCTATTACTATTAAAGATGCCTATATAGTTAATATTGAAGTATTATTTGATATAATTGTTTTGCCAAATTACAATAATAGTGAAGTAATAACTAAGTGTGTAGATTCAGTAACAAATTTCTTTAATATAGATAAATGGCAAATTAATGAACCTATTTTATTAAAAGATATAAATATACTTTTAGATAAAGTAGAAGGAGTACAAACTGTACAAGATGTAACTATAAATAATCTAGCAGGTGAAGCGTTAGGATATAGTAAATTTTCATATGATATAACAGCTGCAACAATAAAGGGAGTTATTTATCCATCTATAGATCCTATGGTTTTTGAAGTAAAAAATCCAACACAAGATATTAAAGGTAGAGTGGTACCATTATAAAAATAAACTATGGCAATATATAAAATTTTCCCTACAAAAGATACTTCATTATATTCAATTTCATCTAGTATGAATACTGGGTTAGATGAAATCTTAGAAGCATCTACCAATATACAAAATACCTTACCTCAAGTTAGCAGATATTTATTACAATTTTCACAAACAGAAATAAATAATTGGATCACAACTTACATTTCAGGTTCAGGAGTAACAGTACTTAATACAGATATAGGTGGATCTGATTTTCTATATGACCAAACAATGACATCATCTGCTAATTACCCAACACAATCAGATGGTGTAGGATATATAACACCTTCATGGGATTTAATACCATCTTCCTCAACAGGAAATGGAAGAGGACAACATTTTAATGTTCAAACACATGGAACTTACTTTATACCTA